GGTCTAGGTCTGTGTCTGGGTCTTGGTCTAGGTCTGTGTCTGTGTCTGGCCTCAGATCTAGATCTTGCTATGGGTCTTTGTCTGGGCCCACATCTAGGTCTTGGTCTGGATCTGGGTTTAGATTTAAGTCTGGGTCTTTGTTTAAATAAGTTAATTGGGACGGCGTGGGAAGCTGTGAGGGGGTTGAGTGTAACTCGGATACCGTGAAAGCGGAGTGTTACTCACTGGAGACACGCTATGACGACAAAGGGTGAAAGGTCATTGGGAAAGCTGCTATCCCATCCCTGAAAACAGTAGGCAGGAGTCGCGCCCTGCTCCCAATTTTTTAAGGAGTCTTTATGACAATACCATCAGAAAGAACACTTTGGGGGGAAACATGAGCCTACATGAACGACTCAGGGATTGTGAAGCAGCACCTTGGGTAATCAAAGAGATTAAAAAGATCGAAGAAGAAAGAGATTGTTTTAGGGAAGCATTAGTGCTAATAGCAGATGATCACTGCACAAAAGAGTGTGTAGCTTTGGAAAAGCAGTGTGATCCATGTATAGCAAAAGAAGTATTAGGAAGCCAAATGAATAACAAGATGGAATTTAATAGTTACCGAGAACAAGAACTAGAAAGTCATATTAGAATTCAAGAGAATATAATTTCCAGATTAAAAACTGAGAACAACAGTTTAAAAATCGTATTAAAAAATCTTAAAAATTCATTGACCGAGATCGGAATTCAAACCGATGGCTCGTTGGATCTTATTGATCATCTTGACTTAGACTCAAATCAAAAGTAACCTGATTTGGAGGTAGAACAATGGCTAGTTTTTATTTCTTTGCTATCTTTGCTGCAATATTTTTAAGTGTTGTTGTTATATTGGTAAATAAAAAATGAAAGAAGATATTCTTAGATTTGTTTTAGATATATTTTACACCGGATGTTATTTATTCCTAACCCACACTGGGTATAATATATCAGACAAGATTTCTTCAAAAGAAGATATTAATTTTTTATATATTGTAGCTTGGCTAATTGCATCTGTTGTGATATTTCTTCTAACTAAACAGCGTTACGATAAAGAAGTTGAAGAAGGAAATGAAGAACAATACTAAAAAAAATAGACAATAGTATTTGGATGTGTTAAGGTAAAACCACCAACATCCGAACAGGAGCATCAGATGGCTAAAAAGAAAAAAGACCTAACGTTGACAGACTTTTTAAATCAAGAAGAAGTAACAGTAACTCAACCCACCCAGGAGGCCGTTTTAAACAGTCTAGCCTTGGGAATCGCCAAGCTACAAAACGGGAAATGGGGATTGGTTGAGATCGCGTTCAACGCAAATACCGGGGAATCAGATGTTCAGGATGTAACTGAATTCCCTAGTAGAGATCTTGCTAGTGAAAGATTTAAAGTTATTGCTGCTAAAAAAATTAGAATCTAATTAAAGGAGATAATATATGAAAACTGTAACTACCCCAAAAGGAACTTCATTACCACTCGCCAATCTAAAAGGTAAGGACTATCTTTTGGTGGCACATCGGCTTCAATGGTTTAATGAAACAGAAACTAATTTTCGTATCGAGACTGATTTTCTTCTTGTAAACGACGACCAAACTGTTGCTCGAGCCGTGGTCACTGTTTTTGATAAAGAAGGTAAAGAGATCAAACGAGCTAGTGCCACTAAACGTGAAACTAAAAAAGATTTCTCCGACCACACTGAAAAGGCTGAAACCTCTGCAGTGGGGAGAGCTTTGGCTATGCTCGGGTACGGAACACAATTCGCTATCTCTGATCTTGACGAAGGAGATAGAATCGTGGATAGTCCAGTAGTGGACGTTAGAGGCCAAGCAGCAGCAACTGTATCCAACTTAGAACAAGCTGTAGCTTCAACATCAACTACTAAAGCGGGATCATTTAGGAAACCAGCTAAGAAAACCGAACTAGCAGCAGGAGCTGAAAATGACGGATGGGAATGAAGCCTTAGAATTAACACAAGAAACCAATGTTTATAACACAGACAGTAGCCATGTTGAAAATACGGCAGCGACAATGTTCACACTCTACTTGCCAAAATTTCAACTCATGGTTAACAAACTCAGCAACAAGGCATTACGAAGAGTGTTAAAAGCATTAGTTGAGTATCCACTAGTTGAGGAGGAATATAACTTTTCTTCTCAGTCAGAAAAGGATACTTTTTTTATTGCAGAGCAATTGATTCTAGCAAAGCTAATGATGATTCAACAAACCATGTTAAATCATCCTGAGATGTTGCAAGAACCAAAAGCTTCTGATATTCTAGAAACACAAACTGAGGTAATTAATAATGGCTAAATCTAAAAGAACTGTTGTTGGATCTGTATGTAAATCTAAAGATGCTGGTAAGCCAGACTATTTGGTTCTACGTGGAAACACAGCAGAAGAACTTGCACGTGCCTTGATGAAGGCTGATAAAACTAAAGGTATTTCACTTAAACTTGAAAGTAAAAAATTCCAAATGGACAGTCTAGATCAAGCTGTTTCTTCTGGAAAACTTTCGGGAGATTTAGCTGAAAAAATTAAAGCAGATCGAATCTCAAAAATTCCAGACTGGGTTCGATTTGAGGTTGTTCTAGTTGAGTCTGGTGGTAGCTAACCCTTAATATTTTAGCTACGCTATTCGTGTCACCTACCAGACGAGATCAAATAGTCTGTGTAACTATTCGTTTTGATCTGAATAGTGAGAATGGTGAGTTCTGGAGGCTAGGTCCAGACGCTTCGGCGGCAAGCGGGTTCTTCTCTACAAATGGGTTTTTGAGAAGATGGAAGGGTAATTCCCAGCCGCCCCACGTTTAAGGAGATTTACAGTGGAACAATTTTTCCATCAACCAAATCCATCCTCCCAAAAATATACAGTCTGCGTAGATATCCCACCCAAAGAAGAATTCTTAGAATTACTTTTAAATCCACACACAAAATTGGAATTGAATTGTGGTCTTGCATTATGCTCACCACAAGACAACTACAACAAAAAAATCGGAAGAAACTTATCGTCGTCCAGAAAACTTTCCACTGAGTTTGCTTGCGTCGGTATTTTTGGTAATGTGGAATTAATAGAAAAAGTTTACAGACAGTTTCATATTTTTATTCTAGAGTCTAAAGATTTGAGTATTACTGTCAATGTAAGACACGATCATTCTAGAGCAATGTTTGTTCACGCAGAACTTAAATAATTAAGGAGTCGAAATGGTGTCTCATTTTGTTCGCTTTACTAAGGGTGTTGCTGACAAGGGTAAGCTTATTCCTGTGAATGAGGTATTCGATAATATTGAGGATAGCGACAAAGACTACTACGCCTCAGCCTTTCTTTATAACGAAAAACAAGCTGAAGAATTTAAAAGAACCGGAACCGTTCGAGGTATCAAGGATGTAGTCACCAATAAAATTTGGTTTGATTTTGATACCGCCGTAGATACATCCTTTGCTCAACGCGATGCAATTGAAGCAGTTCGTCGATTGACCAGATACGGAATCGATAAGAAAAATATTGAAATTTATTTTTCTGGAAATAAAGGATTCCATTTAGTTGTCACTCTCAATAGACAAATTACACCTGACCAAGTTTTTAATATTTGTGTTAAAAAATTTGGAAGTGGGCTTCAGTCGCTGGATAAAGCGGTTTATGATCCATCGCGTATTTTTCGAATCCCAGGAACAAGGCATCAGAAGAGTGGTCTTTATAAGGTTCCCTTGACGTATAATCAACTACACCGAATGTCTATTTCACAGATTAAAAATCTAGCTTCTTCTTTAGATAACATTAAAGATGAGTTCGAATGGGGTGTCGCATCCATCGACGATGAACTACTCCATATTGAAGAAACCAAAAAAGATGTAAGACCGACAACTTCCTCACTAGACTTTACACAAAAACCAGTACAATGGAAGAACTGTAAGTGGGCGCTCCTACAAGGTAACTTCAAAGAAGGCGAAAGACATAACGCCCTCATGGTGATTGCAGCCACATGCAGAGGCTTAGGGTACGACAAAGACACCACATACTACATGTGTAAGTCTGCACTTAAAAAGCAAGCAGCCTCAACTGGTCAGGATGAGTTCCCAAAGGAAGAACTATACAGTAACATCATTGAACAGTCGGTATTCACTGACAATTGGGAAGGCGGCCAGTACAGCTGTCAAAAACCAGGTTGGCTGCAAAGCTACTGCAATAGTCTAGGTGAGCATAAATGTAAACATGAAGCAGAAGAACCCCCAGTAATCAAAATTGATGACATGGGTGGTTTATTCACAAACTATGCTCAAAATTTCGAACAGAATATCATCAAGACGGGCATCACAAAATTAGATGAAAGAGCAATGATTTGTGCCTCAACATTAAATGGGTTGCTAGGACAGCCAGGTGCGGGAAAAACTTCAATGTCTTTGCAGTACCTCCTAAACACCTCCCAATCTGGCATCCAATCGACTTTCTTTAGCTTAGACATGGGTATGCCTATTGTCTATGCAAAAATGGTACAGAAGCTAACTGGGATGAATTTTAAGGAAGTCTTAGCTATATTCAAAGACGATCCTAAAAAGGCAGCAGAGCTTAGTTCACAATTGAAAGACATGTATAAAAATGTCGGGTTTAATTTCAAATCGGGGTTAACTGTTCCAGATTTGAAAAGAACAATTGTCGAGCAACAACAAGAACGAGGGGAAAAGGTTAAGCTCGTAGTCATCGACTATCTCGAGTGTTTAGCTGGCCCCTATTCCGATCAAACCGCAAACACGGGATTCATTGCGAATCAACTCAAAGATTTAGCCAATGAGTTATCTGTTGCTGTTCTATTGCTGCTACAAACACAAAAGCACTCAACACCAGATGTCTCCGATCCACTACTATCCTTAAAGGGTGTAAAGGGATCTAGTTTGATTGAGCAAAGTTGTTCAACGATTCTGACATTATGGAGGGAAGGATACAATCCCAAAACTGTGCTTGACGATAGGTACATTTCTTTTGCTATTGTTAAAAACAGATTCGGATCTCTTTGGTCAGGTGATTTTAGTTGGAATGGTGTCACGGGTGACATTAGAGAACTCACTCAGGAAGAAGAGGAACAACTTGCTGAATTCAAAGAACGTAAACAACAAGCAAAGCTCGAGGCGCTCGAAAAGCAGTCAACAGGGTGGGAATAAAATGTCCAGAACAATCAGAAAAAAAGATGCAGATGAATTAAAAACATTTTCACTGGCATTCATGGGCGAATACGTAAACGTGATTACAGATCTTATGATTGTTGATTATGCCAACACTGAAGATCAGACATATGAGCAAAATGCACCAATGATTGCTCGCGGCTATCTTTTGGACGAGGATGATATGTTTCTTTATTTAGGTGATAACCCCTTTGAAATCACACAGGCAATCTCTAAAAAGAGACTTTGTATGGTTCAAGTACACGTCGAAAAAACAAAATATGATGAGATGTTAGAGTCTATGCCTGACCCAGAAAAAGAAGATCTCAATTAATGGAACTATATGAAATAGAGTCAGTGCTCTATAAAAATTTCAACCCGGATTTCATATACGTAGATGATATGGATGATGATATGGTAAATATCATTATTTCATCTAGGTGTTTCATAAATCAAAAAATACCAGATAGGGTTAGATCTATTTATAGTACTCTTGAAAAAGAATGTCCGACTGTGTTTGAAACCAAAAGCATATTCGTGGCAGCATTGACATTAGAAGAACTTAATGGCTCGTTAGATCTCTTCCTAGAGGAAATTAATGAAGAAACAAATCAATGAGTTACCAGAAGGAAGCGTCGTAATAATCACCGATAAAGTATCAGATAGGGTAAGAGAATCAGATAGTGACATAATCATAGGCACGCTCGTAAAAACTGAGGATAAACAATCCTGGGTACTACTTTCAAATGGTAATATCTGGGTAGGCGATAGCTGGAAAGTTTACATTTACGAGGAATATTATGAGCGACCAACTAATTTACGGCAAAAATCAGATACAGAAGATAGTGTCAATTGAGCCACAAGACGAGTTTGCTATTGTATTTACTCAAAACGAAGATGGATCTATTACTGAAACTCAGGTTCAGAATAGGTATTGGATTTTGTCGAATCAAAATGTCGATAATTCATTCGTTCGTTTAAATGGGAACTTACACTATAAATGGGGTAAGCAGTTCAAAGAACGTTCTGATTTTATTTCTTTTAAAAAGCAATACGGCAGATACGACATTTATTCCATACACGATCCAAAAGAATCGATTATGGTTAAGGATGGTTACACATACTTTAAAGGTATGAAACCACAGGATGTGTCTATCCTATCTTTTGATATTGAGACCACTTCTCTTAATGCAGAAGATCCCCAAGCTAAAGTGTTGCTAATTTCAAATACCTATAGAAAAAATGGTGTCACCAACAGAAAACTATTTAGTTTCACTGATTACCATTCTAGCGTACACATGCTGCTGGAATGGGCTAATTGGGTTAATGAAATAGATCCTTCTGTTATATGTGGACACAATATCTATTCATTCGATTTGAAATATATTTCAGAATTCTTAGCTATAAATAAACACGAATTGAAATTGGGTAGAGACGGATCACCAATTAGATTTGAATCATATGAGTCTAAGTTTAGAGTAGACGGCACCCGCGACCTCCACTACAACAAGGTGAGGTGTTATGGTCGTGAACTAATAGACACCATGTTCCTAGCGTATAAGTATGATATCGGTAGAAAATATGAAAGCTATGGACTAAAGAAAATCATTGCTCAAGAAAACCTAGAAGCAAAGGATCGGGTTTTTTATGATGCTTCTTTAATTAGATTCAATTACACCGATCCGTATGAATGGGAAAAAATCAAAGAGTACTGCTTACATGATGCAGACGACTCCTTAAAATTGTTTGACCTGATGATTTCTCCGTTTTTCTACATGACACAATCTGTACCTAAAAGCTTCCAATCAATGATAGAATCTGCCTCTGGAAGTCAAATTAATTCTGTGATGGTTAGAAGCTATCTCCAGGAGAGACACAGCATACCCAAGGCTTCCCCTGCGGTAGAATTTGAAGGAGCTATTAGTTTTGGGAACCCAGGGGTTTACAGAAATGTTTTTAAAGTTGACGTAGCATCCCTTTACCCATCAATCATGATCGAGTATAAAGTACATTCGCGTGAAAAGGATCCCAACAAGAACTTCCTAAACTTAGTACAAACATTTACAGAACGACGTTTGTATCATAAAGGTCTATCCAAAAAGGATAAATACCATGATGATATGCAAGCCACATTTAAAATATTTATTAACAGTTGCTATGGGTTTCTTGGTAGCACGGGGTTAAATTTTAACATGCCTGAGGGCGCAGCGTTCATCACGAAAATGGGAAGAGACATCCTCACAAAATCCATTGAGTGGGCGCAAGAAAAAAATCACATCATTGTTAATGCTGACACCGACTCTATTTCTTTCACAAAATATAACGAGGGTGAATTCTCCGAAGAAGAAAAGATGTCGTCCCTAAAAGAATTAAACGCACTGTTCCCCTCGACTATTAAGTTCGAGGACGACGGCTTATATAAATGTACAATTGTATTTAAGGCGAAGAATTACGTTTTATTCGACGGTAGTAAAATCAAAACGAAAGGCTCTGCTATTAAAGCAACAACAAAAGAACCAGCATTAAAAGAGTTCATTAATAGAATTATTAGTGCGATTATAGAAGGCTCGGAAAACTACAGCAGCATATATGAAGAATACGTCAAAGAAGCTATGCAAATAAAAGATATCAAAAGATGGGTTACAAGGAAAACTATCTCAGAGAAAACACTAAACCCACAGAGAACAAACGAACAAAAGATATTTGACATTATATCGGAAACAGAATATTCTGAGGGAGATAGAATTTATTGTTTCTTTAAATCTGACGGCACCCTAGCTCTGGTTGAAAATTTTGATGGCGATTACGATAAAGATAAAATGCTTGAAAAAATATTCAAAACATCTGAGATATTTAAAACGGTTCTCCCAGAAGGAACCTTCACGAACTATAAGTTAAAAAAGAATAAAGAGAAGTTGAAGGAACTATTAAAATGATGTTTGTATCAATTGGACTTATTTGGGGAATATCTTTATACGCTACCGCATATTTCTTTTATAAAAGGGGATACACGAATGCGGTAGATGACATTGTCTCGATGAGTGAGATGATAAAGAAATACACATCAAATAAAGAATCATTTGGTGTGGATGTTTCAAAAAGAACAGATTTAAATTGATGAAAAAAAGATTTTTTGATTTGGCTAAATCAATATCAGTTCATTCCGATCATCCCCAACACAAGTTGGGTGCGGTAATCACACGGGGCAACAGAATCATTTCGCTGGGCTACAACAAGAACAAAACTCACACCAAATCGAATCATAGTTGGAAAAGATTACACGCAGAAATATCCGCCATAATTAAAGCAACGGAAGATTTGAATAATTGTTCCATTTATATTTACAGACAAAAAAAAGACGGTTCTTTGGGTATGGCAAGGCCATGTGTTACATGTATGCTTGCTATAAAAGAATCAGGGATAAAGAAGATTTGTTACTCCACAGAAAACGGATTTGTTGAGGAAAAGCTATGATCGAAAATTCATATTGTTTTGATGACGTGTTAATTGTTCCCTCCTTCTCTAAGATAAGCTCTAGGAAAGAAGTTGATATTTCAACAAATGTTAATAATTTAAATCTATCTTTGCCCATTATTTCAGCCAACATGGACACCGTCACGGGTAGTAAAATGGCTAATGCAATGCAACAAAGTGGTGGCGTTGGGTGTCTTCATAGATTTATGTCCATTGAGGATAATGTAAAAGAATTCTTGGATTCTCCAAAGTCAACGATTGTTTCAATTGGAATTGGCAAAGGTGAATTGGAGAGGGCTGAAGCTCTTTTCTATGCGGGAGCCAAGCAGTTTGTAATTGATGTGGCACACGCAGCGGCACTTCACGTCGTTCAACAATATGATGAACTCAGGAAGATAGTAAAATCAGATGCTTCAATTATTATCGGTAATGTAGCCACGGCCAGGGATATAAGTGACTTTCTATACCATTCCAAAGCATCACAGATGCCAAATACTTTTAAAGTTGGGATTGGAGGAGGCAGCATGTGTACAACTAGGATTGTCACAGGATGCGGGATGCCCACGTTACAATCCGTCATGGATTGTTATAGATATACAAATGAATTGGGAATTAATATTATCGCCGATGGGGGCATTAAAAATAGCGGTGATATTGTAAAGGCTCTCGCAGCTGGTGCAGATGCAGTAATGATTGGGAGTCTTCTTTCTGGTACAGATGAAACTCCAGGGGAATTAGTGGCATATACCGACGCCTATGGTGGGGGTTTTCGTAAAAAATACCGTGGTTCGGCATCACTTGAGTCTTACGAAGTTCAAGGCAAAGTATCCCAACACCGAACTGCCGAAGGTGAATCAACCTATGTTCAGTACAAAGGTTCTGCGGTCGGAGTCCTACAGAGTCTCTCTGCTGGAATTAAATCGGGACTAACCTACGTAGGTGCTTCTAATTTGACAATGTTAAAGCAGAATGCTAGATTTATTAAGATTAGTAATAATGGATTGATTGAATCTAAACCACATGGGAAAAACTAATGGGTTACTTTACTATCAAGGCTAAATCAAATCTAGATGAGATGGAAATTGGGTCTAAAATCACTGAATCGGATTTCAGTATTCTAACCCAAAAAAATAACTTCGTCCAAATGGAATACCACGACGACGAGGATGAATCTCCAGCCTATGATGTAAAGCCTGGAATCTGGACAATCCAAAAAGTAATGGGAAAGTTATCCCTTGTTCCAACGTCTTTTGTTAAGGACGACATCTTATCCTCATTTGTTCACACTAAAAATATCACAGATAAAATCGATTGTTTTTTTAATAAACTCGACGTGTACAAAAAGTATGGGATAGAAGTCCCCAAAAGGGGTATTCTTCTATACGGTCCAGCTGGAACAGGGAAAACCACTGTTCTAAATAAAGTTGCTCAACAATACCAAACCGATTCAAAGACAGCTATCGTCGTCTGGACTACAGACAAATTCGAAGCTTTTGAAGTTAAAGATTTTGTTAAGTCTTTTAACTACACCAGCGGAGTCGAAAAGTTGGTACTGATAGTTGAAGATATTGGTGGCATTGAAATCGATCAAACTAGAATGAGAAGCGATTCTTCTCTTTTGAGTTTACTGGACAACCAAGAGAAAACATTTAAAATACCAGTACTTATTTTGGCAACTACTAATTTCCCAGAAGCATTTTTGGGCAACTTAACAAACCGACCACAGCGGTTTGATGACAAGATCGAAGTCGGATACCCGGACGGAGAACAAAGAAAAGAACTGTTGGGGTTTTTTTCTAAAGAGGGTAAGCCCAGCGAAGAAACACTAAATCTCATATCCAGCAATAAATGTGCAGAGTTTACACCAGCGCACATTAAAGAAGCCGTGATTAGATCCGCTATATATGACAAGGATCTAAAGGAAACTATTTCTGAAATAGTCAAAGAAATAGAAAAGTATAAAAAGGCATTCAGTAAACAAAAGTCCGTAGGCATGGGGTTTTCTGATTATGAATAACCGTATAAAAAATTCACACCTAAGTAGAAAAAATGACCGAAAAGCAGAATACAAAATATCCTACTACGACTTATTAATTAATTCTAGACCATTTAGGCTAGAAAAAAACTCAAGTAGAATATCGTCCTACACTTCATTGAAAGAAGAAGTAAATTTGAGCAATGAAATTCAACGAGCATTAGAACAACGAAGTGCGAAGAAATTTAGCAATGAATGATGAAAATAATATTTTAGACTTTAAAAAAGTACAAGAGTACAACAAAAAGAAAAAATTACTTGAAAAATCAGAAAAAGTAGTTGAAGAGCTTAGTTTAGTGTTGTATATATTTGATTTAACGATTAACGGATTATCTAACTTCAAAAGATATGTGTTCGTTATGGAGTGCATCTCTGTGTTGCAAAATAATAAACTACTTCTTGAGATTCATCTTAATAAATACAAAAAAGTAATTCTTAAAATAAAAGAAGAGATGGAAAATGTTAAGTTGGAAAAAACTCCTGAAGAAAATTCCTAGCAAAGTTCAAATAACAAAAACTCATTCTTATGAAGTTGTTTGGGTGGATTCGTTTACTAGTCAGGATGTTATGGGTGAAACGCGATTTGATAAAAGACAGATAGCAATTAAAAAAAGTATGTCACCCAAATTAACAGTCATTACATATCTACACGAAGTTCTTCATGCAACTTCTGGGGAGCACGAGGTCGATTTGACAGAGAAACAAGTTCTAGCTTTAGAGAAATCCTTTTATTATTTTTTAAAGTCAAATAACATTTTTAAGGAAACAGAATAATGAAAATACTTGTACTGGGCGATTCCCACTTACCATTCACCGACTTCGATGTAATCGAGCAAGCTCGAGACTTTGCTAAAAAAGCGAAGCCTGATATCGTTATATCGACAGGTGATATGACTGATCAGAAGTACTGGAGTAGGTTCCCCAAAGGTCCGGAAGATGATGGTGGAATGGCAGAATGGGAAAAGGTTTTAAAAACAGCTAAAGAATTTGCAAAAATGTTTCCCGAACTCGTTATCCTAAATTCAAACCATGATCGACGTTATGCAAAGAAGGCAGCTGAAAGCGGCATTCCTAAAATAATGATCAGAACTCTTTCAGAGCTTATCCCCAATAAAGGCTGGAAATGGCACCTTGGACCTGATCCACTTATTGTAGACAAGATAGCATTCATGCACGGCGATGAGCTACACGGCGGGGTTAAAGCGAAGGCCGCCACACTCGGTATGAACGTTGTCCAAGGACACTCCCACAAAGCAGAACTACACTACTTAAATCGTTTTGATAAACAGATATTCGCAATGGACGTGGGGTGTACTGTGGATCCCAAAAGTTCAGCATTTGATTATGCGGCAAGTTCTTTAACCAAAGTATGGGTGGGGTTTGGATACATCGAACACGGTGTTCCACATCTCATTCCAAAGAAAAAATAAGAGGATATAATATGAAATCAGCATTAGAAAATAAACAAACCGCCCAACAGATTTTATCACAGAGACAACAAGAACCAGCACAACTAGAACGACTACATGACATCATTGAGCAGGAAGCAGAAGCGGGTGGACTCGTAACCACGGTATCGGTTCAAAACGGAACTGCGGACAGCACAAAGTCCTCACTAGAAGAACTAGGCTATGTTGTATCTAAGCTATCTGAAACTGCTCTACTAATCAGTTGGGATATTTAATTTTAAAATATGAATAACATTAAAGTCGTACTTTTAAACGATAAAGCATCTCTCCCCACTAGAAATAAATCTACCGACGCTGGGTTGGATCTTTACGCATCACAAGACTGCTTTATTAAATTAGGCTCTACAGTGGTAGTCAACACTTCAGTTGCACTTGCAGTACCGGAAGGTTACGTGGGTAAGATTGAAGATCGCTCATCCCTAGCCGCTAAAGGATTACGGACAGGGGGAGGTGTGGTTGACCATGGATATACCGGAGAAGTTAAAGTGGTCATACACAATCTAACCCATGGAATCCCAGGTATAGAAAACTCAGGTTATTTCATCTCCAAAGGTGATAAAATAGCACAAATACTTTTTTACAGAGTCGAAACCCCTTCAGTTGTGGTAACAGATTCCCTAGATGAAAGTGAGAGAGGTTTGCATGGATTTGGGAGTTCTGGCCGATGATCACCAACGATTATATAAAAGGCTATATAACAGCGTTAAAAACTGTAGAAGAAAACGCTGACCATTTAATAGCCAGCTACAAAAGCGTTCAATCCTCTAGATATGAAGAACATTCTGAAATTGCCTTGGAAGCACTATACAACGTAAAGAGTCATATTAAACAACTCAAAGAAAGCTACAAAGATCTAGTTCAGAGGCTAAACAATGGGCAGAAAAAAGAGTGAAGACGAAGACAAGATCGAGCAACTCGAGGATCAAATAAGAACATTAAAAGCAATCAACAAGTCTCTAGTTAGAAGATTAAAAAAAATAGATAAAAAATTTACTTACCATGAATTCGAAGAAACCGACGTACAAACAAAGTTTAAAAACGAAGAGTATGTCCCCAAACTATATTCCTGTGAATTCTGTAATAAAACCGAAGTAGAAGAATTCGAAATTGTTGGTAGGAAAATAAGAAAGTGTAATAGTTGTGGCAAAAGAACCAAAGCTCAAAAAACATAACAGAAAAACCTTTGTCACCGGAGCATTAAGAAGGGCATCATTACGTTGGCCTCCTAGGAATGAAGCCCTCAAAAAAGCAAGAGTCGATCGCGGCCTATACAGATGTGCAATGTGTGAGGGTAACTTCAAAAAGGACGAAGTACACATCGATCACATAAAACCAGTAATCAATCCTTCAGTTGGATTCTCTGGGTGGGATGACTTTATAAATAATCTACTCTGTGATGTCGAAGGTTTCCAGATTCTTTGTAAGATGGATCATGAAATTAAAACTATGTTAGAAGATGAAATGAGAAAATCTTTTAAAGAACTTGACAAATCAGAAGATTAGATGTTTATTTATAATGTATGCAGATAAAAATACCTTTTATATTAGATCCAATAACTAAAAAGCCGTCTGTATCGTTAAGTAATTTGATGATATCGACGGTTTTTTTATTGGTAGCAGCATCACTCGATCTTTCGGGTAAAGTGGAAGATACGAGTATTGCATTAGAATATTTTGGCGTTTCTTCTGCCTTGTACTTCTCAAGAAGAATTAGTATAAATGGACGTGAATTTACGTCAGAAAGTGATAAAAATAATAATGTTTAAAGCAGTAGTAAAAAATGTTTTTTTCCTATCTATTGGAGTTTCTCTCGGGTACGCAGCATACTACACCGTAGGGGAAATTTACACTGGAGTTAAAACCAAGGTACAAAACATTAACGTAAGTAGTAGTTTACTACCTGAAGTAGATGATGCTGATTCAAAAGAACCTAAAACGGCTCTTCAGACAAGTAATGTTAAAATGGTGGATTTAACCGATGAAAAGGTAATTCACATTACTGGTCCTATTGGAAGAAACGCTTTCAATGTTTCTGATGCAATAAAACTTGCAGCGCGTTCGGGCGATCCCATTTGGGTTCTAATTGATAGTCCTGGTGGTAGTGTAATTGCTGGAGCGCAGATTATCAGTGCAATCGAGTCAGCTGGTGTTGAAGTAAACACAGTTTGTCTTTCCCTTTGCGCCTCCATGGGTGCAATCATTCACCAGCACGGAACAAAACGATATATGGTTGATAGATCCTTCTTGATGTTTCACGAGGCATCTGGTGGTGTATCGGGAACTATGCCTCAGATGTTATCACAACTTAAATCTATGAATCGATACATAAACAAAATGATTGCAAAAATTGCAACTCGAGCTGGGATGTCGTTTAAAGATTTAAGTTCTAAATTGGCGGCTGAACTATGGATTGACGCCGAGGATTCTTTGGTCTCCCATTTTAGTGATGGGACAATTAACGTTCTTTTTGATCCTTCACGTGTTCTAAATTCAACACAAGGATTCGAGGAACGCGTTACGCCTTATTTACCCTCACCAAATAGAGGTGAGAGACATAAGATTTTGGATATGCAACTATGATAGAAACACTAGCAGCTTTAATTGTAGGTTTAGTGGGTGCTTTTCTTTTTCAAAGATCGAAAGCTAAATCAGCAGAAGCACTGAACGATAATTTAGAAATAAAAAAAGATCTCTTAGACAAACAAAAAGAAGTAGTTAAAAACCAAGGTCTAATTGAAGCAGAAGAGCAAAAAAGAGAAGAGATTAAAAATGATGAAAAAACTCCAACTCTTATCGACATTGCTGATTACATCAATCGCCGTAAATAACGCATCCGCTCAAGAAGCCTTGGTGCTTCCAAAGGGATCACAGGCACCATTCACCGGACTACTTCTACCTGAGCAAAAGGCAATAGAGGTTTATAATGATCTCAATAAGTATAAACTACTTAGTGAATCATATGAGCGTTCTATTGCCCTTTATAAAAGCAATGAAGAGATTTTAGACAATAAAACGAAAATTCTTTTAGAACAAAACGATAAACTATCTACACAGCTATCTAAAGCTAGAACAACAAGTAATATCGAAAAGGCTGTATACTACGCCTTAGGATTTTTATCTGTTATAGGTGGTGCCTATGCCGTCAAATTCACGTCTAATCTATGAGAAATCTTTAGAGGAACTTCTACAAAGTTTAGAGTCAAAAGAAGAAGCGTCTTCTGTGGGTGTCACGGATGACGTTTTTTCTTTTTTAAGATATTTTGATTTTAAACCCGGAGACCATTTAATATGTAAATCTGTTTTTTACAAACTGTACACAAATTGGAGTGATTTTCCTTTAAATAAAGTCAACTTTGGTATGAAAATAGGTGCATACTTTGAAGCACACGCAAAGGGTCCGAAAACCTTTTGGAAAGTAAACTTCGATTCTTTACAAATAAATGAATTTTTGTTAAAGTATATTGAGAAAAATACCCAAGATAAAACAAAGTACCCTGGGTGGAGAAAACACTTCGAGGACTTTATAGGTTTTTATAACATAAAACCAGGAAAATCTTGGATACAACCATACGTATTAAAACATTATTATGATAAATGGTGTTTTAATAATAAAAGAAAATCAATGTTTTCAGAAGTGCAGCTATTTAATTTTTGTAAGCTCTACTTCGACTACAAGAGAAACACAACTAGTAGAATGCAGTGGTTTGGAGTTAACGAGGAATTTATGAATACTATCCCTAAAAAAACTCTCACTAATCTACAACTAGCATGGGAAAAGAAAAATGGCAAAAAACAGAAGAGAGCGAGCCAAGTACCCCGCTCTAAGACCAGAACTAAACCTAAAAACTAGATATGAATTAATAGACTATGATTATGTAAATGATTTAACCGAAGAAGAAAAAGCTTGGTTGAATAAATTTACCGAAGAATACGTCAATGCATCTTTAGATAGTCAGAATCTAGAAAAAAATCTACATAACACTAAAGAGCTAAAGCAAGACTGCTACAGAAGGAACAATGCGCGTAACCGAGACATGCTTACAAAGTCTAAAGCGTCTGGTACACACGTATCAATAGATGAATTAAGATTAAATAAAAAAGCGATACTGATCGATAAAACAAATGAATTACTTCATGTAGTTGATGATTTTACTGATGATCTCGAAGATACCTGCAGCAGAACCAATAATAACGGAAACGACACCGATGACGCGTAAAATCCCATTAATCACAATGACGTGTTGTTTTAAGGGTTCGATTTCTTGACGCAGAATAGTTAAATTTTCTTCTGCTAGTTCTGTTCTACGAATGTGTTCTTTAATATTTTCTTCTTGTTTAGCGGAAATAATTCGTAGTTCGGTTAATTCAGAATCAATTTTATCTAAACTTTCGTATATACGGTCGATATCCATTTATTCTTCCTCACCGATTAAATCGGGTACGATTGCTCGCATTTTAGGGTTTTGCATTAGTAAGAATAAGACAGCGTCTCTTTTAACGGTGTCACCGGCATCTAATGCATCATTTAATCTTTTTGCATATTTACTAAACTCCGGTGATTGTTCTAATTTAGATGCAACTCGTCTTAATCCAGTCTCTGGAAGAGAATATAAGGCAGATGAAATTTTAACTGGTGCAGTTTCGGATGCTCTCTTTGCGGCGCGTTTACCAAAAGCACTCACACCCCCTGCAATATTAGAAATCCTAAGTGCACCCTCTCTACCAAGAGTTTTCAGTTCAGAGATCAATCCCGAACCATAATTGGATTGTTTTGCGCTTTCACCAACCACTCCTTTAAAAGTTGATTCCTTAATTCCCGCGTCTTCTATTTTAGAAATTAGTGCCTTTTTAAAATCGTCTATGTTTTTAATTTCACCGAAAACTTTGGTTATTTTTGGATCCCCCCCTGCGTCTTTAATTGCCTTGTTTAAAACACTAACTAACTCTGGGTCAGAACCTATTTTATCTAGATTACTCTTTAAAACGGTCATTGTATAAATGGAGTCTTTAATGTCTGCACCAGGTGAGAATAACTTACTAACAAGGCTCTCTAGTGACTTATTCAGAGTGCCAGGGGGGTCGCCATACTCATTTATGAATTTAGATCTAAGTTCTGGGGGCGCGCCCTTACTAATGATTGTTTCAGGAACAGCACTAGCAAGTTTTGTGTAATTCTCCATTGCCTTTTTGTATGAAGCAGGAAGTCCCAATTCTTTAAGTTTTTCTTTTAATCCTGGGCTTTTTTCAAACGATTCTTGTATTGAGTCTTTTAAAGAATCTATAGTCGGTTTTAATGCTTCATATAATTTTGGATCGTCGTTGGTTTCTTTTAGAAGATTTCTAATTTTGCTTATAACAGACGGAGAATTGGCCTCTTGTCTAGTTAATGTTAAAGGGTCCATTTTCTGATCTAGAGTGTCCTTAATTTCTTTGATCAATCCTTCTCTATTTTTTGATTTTAAAATAGAAATGGCATCGTCTAGTGCACCAGTTGGGAGAGAAACCCTCACACCAAATTTATCTGCCTCACTTAAGACCTCTTCTATGGTATTACCGGCACTTTTTAGTGTAGTACTCATTAATTTAGTCGCATCTTCAACGGCAGTTTTAATACCCACACTAATGGCAGTTTTATCCGGGATGGTTGTATAACCTATACCCTTGGCTCCCGTTTCGAAGGCTTCCTCTATTTGCTTACCAGCTACGGTCTTACCTGCATAGTCTTTAGTGGCTTTACTTACTGCACCACCAATTTTACCAAGTCCAGTCAAGATCCCCCCGATAGATCCCCCAGCGACACCCCCGGTAAGAGCACCAGACATAATATCCTCTAACAGCTTACTTTTTTCTTCTTCTGTTGCACCAATGAGTTTACCTTCACTACTTAGACCACCAGCAAGAGCACCACCTGCAGCTCCTATAGCTCCTTCAGTTGCTGCCCGTCTCCCTGCAGCCTTAAATAGCTCTTTTCCAACCAAACGCCCGACAGTACTACCGCCAGTAGCAGCCATTGAAGCGCCACCAGTAAAAAAGGCAGGTGCTAACCCACCTGCAAATTCACCAACCATGGACGCAACAGGACTTCTTTCTCGTGCTTCTTTTGTTTTCTTCTCTTCTATTTCAAGGTATCTCCTATAAAGGTCTTCTAATGATTCATCTTTGGTGCTAGTTAAAGACTCTAAAGCGGCCTTACCACCTGCAGTTAACTCTTCAATACCACCAAAAGTTATCCCCGAAGCGGCACCTCTTGAAAAATCAGACGCAGTTTCACCTAAAGATTCTAGGGTCGATTTTGGCTCTTCAATTCCGAGCGATTTTAAAGTCTCTTCCGACGGAGCTTTAAAACCAGTCTCCGCTTGTGGACTAGTAATCGACCCATCTCCGAGAAGTTTTAATGTTTCTTCTGACGGTGGTTTAAAACGGGATTTAGCCATTATAATTGTCCTTCTAGTTTTAATGCTCGTACTGCGCGATCGTAATCGCCTTTAAAATATTGGTTGGCATACTCTTGAATTTCAGGATCTTTTTCTTTTTGAGGACTGCGCTCTAACCCATATTCTGAAGTAATGCCGCCACCTTCTTTATACTCCTCGACAGCTTCCTTAGAAAATGCCGCTTCAGCGGACTTCATTCCTTCACGAAATAATTTTTTAGCTTGTGCCATAGCACCTAACATCTCTTCTTCGTTATTAAATACACCAGAGGAGAACTGAGTTTTAATTCTTTCTAGTTCATTTTTTGTAACAGCCTTACCAGCAAAAGAACGAATCATTTGGTTTAAAACAGTTTCAAGGTCTCTTTGAAGTTGTCTAGCATCAGACGAATAAAAGGATGTTCTACCCAACCCAGGAATATTAGAACCAGGGAGATCCCCTTTGTATTCTTTTATGTTAAAGGTATCTAAAGAAAAGTTAGGATCTTTTAGATAATCAGTTCTAATATTACTTTCTAAGTTATTCAACGCCGATAAAGTCGCCGATGGTTCAGCCAATCTTTTCTCTAGTTTTTGTTTTTCTTCTGAACGCAGTTTCTCTTTTTTTTCACCAGAAGCAATAGCCTCTTGTCTTAGACGATCTTGTCTAGCTAACTCAGATTGAAATGCACGGTACTCTCTATTTTCCTTCTGATTATACAAATTAGTTATCCACGGTGCATACTTCTCTAATATTTCAGCAGTCGAACCTTCAGGAACACTTATACCTTGGTTTTTTAATAAATCTCTAGCGAACTTAGATTCGGAACTTAAAGGATCTCTTTTACGAGCAATAGTATCCCTCTCGTCCTTTATTTTTTCAAGCTTAACTTGACTACCAACATCTTCAACGTAGTTTTCCGCTTGTTTAGCTAGATCTTTGTAGAAATCCGTGCCCATTGATTTTGTTATGGTGCCACCTCTAGCCATACCGCTAATCGCACTTGAAAGGGTTTCACCTGCTCTACCCAGACCAGCAAGTAATTGCTGCTGATCTCTAGCTTGTTTTGCTCTTTCTAAAAGAGCAAGGATATCGGTTTCTTCCTTTCGTTTGATCGGCACCTCATCCACCAGAGAGGGGATTTGCACCGATGTTCCAGTATCATCGCCATTTTTATTAGAAGCCAAGCTCCTCTCCGCAGTTTTTGGTCTAGACATTTCAGCCAATGCTAGTCTTTTATCTTCTTCCGACTTAAATGGAAAAAAGGAAGGAGATTCTCCGTCGGCTGCAGCTACTTTAGCACTTGCTTCAGAAAATAATTCAGCCTGTCCAGCCGAAGTTAATTCTCTAGGATCTTTAAATTTAATCATACTTTCAATTGGGGTTCCCGACAGCGCCGATTGGTAGTTAAAATCGGCTTCATTTATACCAAGACCCTTTAAAAACTCACTGCGATTCTTTTCGACTTCTTCTTCCTCTTTGATATCCCGTTTGAGCTTCTCTATATTAGATCTACTATCTTGTTCTGCTGCCTGGGTGTCTGTAGGGCGCAAAAGTTCTAAAGCAGCCGCAATTCTAGCTGATTTAATAGAAGGGGTTAAACGGCTTAAACCGGGTAAAAATTTACCCAATTTATCAACATAACCAACAGCATCGATTGCAGCACCGACGAGATCACCTTGTGTAATGTCGGCTGCTAATCCCAAAGCACCAACCCCTTTGCCCAACTTAGATCCAACGGAAGGCAAACTGCTAGAATTCAATTTTCTTTGTGCTTCAGCGATTTCTTCCATTGTTGGCGCTGCTGCCTTACTCAAGATTGGTGGTGATTTAAATTTTGGTTCTGTGGTTTTGCTCAGGTCGAGAGATGATGTCTTAGATGAAGTGGAAAATTGCGGCTCTGAGGGATAAACAACAGAAGAAAGGGCCTCGGCACTCTCTTGTGCTGATTTTCCAGAAAGAGCCGATTCTTGTGCATTTAAAAGTCTGTCTATGACTGGATTTTGTTTTTTTATAACGCTAGCTGATATTTTGGCCGGACTAGTCTCATCAAAAGCTTTTGCACTCTCAGCAGCGGAAGGGGCCACTCTATCAATTCCAGTAGCTTCCGAAATAATACCAGAGGTGGGCTTTTTCACTTCGACCGTTCTTCTTTTTATTTCATCTTTAACCAATTCGCCCACTTTCGGGGTTTCCAATAAACCCCCTCCATCAAATACTTGGGCCGATTTTTTAGCTGATTTTATCCGCTCAGGAACCACACCAAGGGTCTCAGCGGATTCCTTAGCAGTCTTACCTGGGATGGATTGTGCTTTAACGTATTCCTCCAACGCCTTTTTTTCTGCCTTTTGTTTTCGAGATAGCCTACTAGCTTCTTTTCTAAGATCAGTCTTATCCGCCTCAATTTCACCGGGTAATTTTGGTACTTCGTTAAATACAGCAGCACTTTGCTCGGCTGTCTTACCTGGGGCTGATCGTGCCTTAACGTATTCCTCTAATGCTTTTTTCCCTACCCTTTGCCCTGGACCAGGGGGGATTTTTTCAGAAATTTTCACATCACGAAGACTAGGAGCAGATTCACCCAATGTTGAAATTGGTTTACTTGCTACTTTTTCAGCACGAGCTAATTCCTCTGCTTGAATTAATTTAGCCCTTCTAGCATCTTCATCTAGTTCTTCTAGGCTCTTGCCCTGTTCTAGCCATTTTCGGTATTCTTCTAATTCTTCTGGTGTAAAATCCATAAATCAATCCTCTAAAAATTAATACGAGGTAACCTAATTTCATCTTCTGGACTTAAGGGTTGAATAAGAGGTGGAACATACACCCCTCCGGGGGTCGTAGCAGGGATTGGAGTAGCGGCAACGGTAGGAGTAGCTACACCAGCACCAGTTTTACCAGCAGCTAAAGAATTGTAATAGTTAGTTTGTGCATCTCTAAGACCCTTTCCCGCCTCATACTGACCATAAGCACCAATCCCTTGGCCAATCGCCTGACCAGCTTGCGACCAAGCTTGTTGCGTTGTTCCAGCTCTTTGTGTTGCTTGGTCAGCCTGAGCACCATATGTCCCAGCCCTCATTCCAACAACAGTCAATTTATTTTGATACATACGTTGTTCTGCTTCGCGTTGTCTTTGTAATTCAGCATTTATCATTTGTGTATTCATATTCATAATCGCTTGTTGATTTGATAAATTAAACTGACGAGCTTGATTTTCCATAGCAACTCGTCGTTGTTCTTGTGCCATTCTATTAGCAACATTAAAGCGATTCATTTCATCTTCGGCACCAGCTCGAGTTCTTTCAACATCAAAGTCCTGTGCCCTAACTCTACCCGCAACATCCCCCGCTTGAACCATTGACTGTAAAGCCCTTTGAGACGCTTGGGCACTACGTTGTTGACCTAGCATCATTTGTCTTTCAGCCAATTCATCAGCGGATTGCAATTGAGCACGCAACCCAGCCCCGGAATCCATCAATCCCCGAGCACGTAAACCTTCAACAATACCCGCTCTTTGTGCCCCAGCCTCACGTTCAGCAGCTCTTTGTTGCTGCATCATTTCTAAGCGTTCTTCTGGGGTAAAACCCAATTGTCCTCGCTCTTGTAAAGCAGATAGAGCCTTGAGTTGGGCTTCTTTAAATCTAGGATCCTCTTTGATTTTTGATACTTCTGAAGAAACCTTATCTACAGCACGCTCTAGTTCAGGAGTTAATACACCAGCAACCTGAAACTTATCTAAAAGAATCTCTCTGGCTAGATCGGGACCAGCACCTATAGCTTCGATCTCGGCTAGTGCCTTCTCCCTAGCTTCTTCCGCTGCACGTCTATCCCCCCTAGAAGCGAAATTACCGATGACAGATCCCAGTACTTGGGAGCCAACCATTAATGCAATTGTTGCTGGATCCATTATAATAACCTCTTTTAAATTAACTTTCTGCCACCGAAGGTGTCAGCACGGTTTAACTGCTGTGTTAATCTGTCTTTTTCACTTTTGATATTACTTAAGACAGTTCGCACGGCTTCATCTGCCAACCTATCCTCAGTAGCCTTACTAGGGTTTTTGAACATCTTTTTATGTTCTTCGATGGATGCATTATAAACACCATAAATTCCATTGGCAATTGACTCACCATAAGGCCCTAAGTCCTTAACTAAACGTTTCTTAAGTCTACCAAGAGCAGCCTTTATATCACCTGTACCATAGAAATCTTTATTGGTCGAAATTCCAGTACTGTAGGCGCTATCGTAGAATTCATCCGAAGCCGTATCTAGAGCCTTTTGCATTTCTGCACCCTTCGCTTCAATATTTATTTTTTCTTGGCTTGCCTCGGTAGCCCCGGTCATAGTGCGCTTGAGAGCGTCTAATTGACCTAAAGAAGTTGCCTTCTCAGCACCACCAATAGATTCAGCGGTGACATCACCCTGGCCAGTTAAACGTCTTAAGGCATTAATTCTAGCCAATTGATCTGGGGCAGCGGCAGCGTATTCACCGGTAACATCTGACGATCTTGTCAGATAACTATCTAGATTTTTGTAATAATCAAGAAAACGTTTTTGTTCATCTGTAAGGTCGCCTGAAAATAGAGAACCCCCTCGATTTCCTTTTGTAAGCTCTTCAACCCTTTTATCTAAAGCGGCTATGTCAGTAACGCCTTCAAATCCAGACACTAAACCTAAATCAATACCACTCATTTCAGATAGATCCCGTCTAGTTAAACCTAGTTGAGTTTCCATTTTTGCGATCTGTTCCTCACTAAGGGGAGTTCCAAACACGATGGCATTTTTCAATTCGTTTAATGTTGCATCCTTTTCAGTGGAATAGCCTTTGGCTTTACTTTCGAGATCCCTTAAAAATGAACTTTGGGCAGCACTAGCAGCAGTTCCACTTAATCCACGTAATTGTGCAGCTCGAGCCTCTTCGAGAGCCAATGCTTGGTCGGATATTGCAGCTTGACGTTCAGCTTCCATTGCACCCTGTTTAGCAGCAAGAAGTGCATTAGACATTCCACCATTACCTTGTAACGCCATTGTTTGATATGAAGTCGGACCTGTAGCGTAAGCTGACACTAATCCCCCACCAGAAAGCCTACTCAATGCTGCTAAATTAGCTTGAGCTTGACGCATCTCTTCCGATGGTTGCACCATGGTGGGAGCCTGTTGATTCATTAATTTTTGATATTCAGCAGTGGCTGATGCAACTTCATTGGGATCGGTGGACGTATTTATTGTAGTTAATAAGTCTTGTATTCTATTTGTGGACTGAACCTTAGGTGCTGATAACTGTTGAGTACGTAATTTTTCCTGTTCAGCGGCCACTTTATTCTGTTGTCTTTGAACATCAGTTTTATATCTTTCAGTTAAAGCTGTTTTAAACCTATTATCTTGTGTGGCTTGAGCCATTTGAGAGGCAGATGCAGCTTGATTAACAGGAGGCAAACTGGACTTAACAGGGGTGATTTCCTGTTTGGTTTGCGCCACCGGCTCCGGCTTTTTAACTGGTTCTGGTTTTTTAATTAAAGTACTAAACGGTTGCATAAAATTCCTATATATAGTTGTTACGCTTCTTCACCATAAATAACAATACGTAGAACATGGGAATTGTTGGGTAAAATACCCGAAATATGCTTAATAGAAATGCCATTATTTGATACTTGCTCCCAATAAACGCCAACACCAGAAGAGGGATAGCCCGAAGGGTTGGTTAAGTTAGTGATTTTCCCAACTGAAACCACTGACACTGAACCAACAAAATCATATGTTATATTAATAGGCGCTAAAGGAATACCAGAAGAGTTGACAACAACATTAATATCCCTAACCGAGCAAAGTATATTATTTTTTAATGATAATTTCCTATTAAGAGCATTTAAAATCGAATCAATAATACTATTAAGTGATAAAATTAATTTTTCAATTAAATCGGCATATTCAGGATTAAAATCGCCTTTATTCAATCTTTTAAATGAGGGTAGTTTAGCCATTATCGATATGCCCTCGTGCTGACAGACCTACCTGTCAATGTAATACCCAACAAAGAATATTCCTCACGAGCATTTCTGTGGGTAAATTTTAGGTTTAAAAACCTACATCTTTGGCAGTTCCTTGGAACATACGTTCTAAATGGAATGGAATTAGATACCCCACCAAAAAAGTTTTCACCAAAATCATCATTACCAAACAATCCCTTTCCATCTCCCGTAAATGAAACATCCACAAAGCCGGGTAAAAGATCTGTAGAAAAGGACATTATGCCCGATGTGAACGCTTTACTGGAAAACATCGCCGTTGCTTCTCTGATATGTTTTACAGACAGAGCATCCCCAAAGGTGTTTGGTGCATATGTGACAACATTGTCAATAGCTTGGAAGGTTTTTACCTCACCCTGCACAAAGGGTAAAGAGCGCCTTAGTGTAATAGTTTTATTTATTCTATTTACTTCCACGATGCTCGACTCAACTGTTGATATATAATCTATAGGTTGGTAGTTGCTATAACTAACGGCTGTGTCCAGATTAATCAATTCAACTAGTTTATTGTAACAAGAAGAAATATCTACTATATTTTGAATGGATGTGACCCACACAACCGCATCTGTTGGTGAATTTTCTAAGGAATCTAACTCAATATCTATTGTAAATGTGTCCTCATCTATAACAGTAACCATGTATTCGCCATTTAAATCAGGAGAACTAATAGCATTTGAAATGGAGATTACTCTGCCTGTAAAAAGCCCATGGTTGGTAGATGTGATGACTAGAGGATATTCAAAAGAGATGTCTTCTAGACTAAATGTACCACTTTTAGAGTCAATCGAAGAGCTGTAATCTGTTGTACCCAAATCGTCTAATTTAGCTGCTAGTTCGGTAATTTTAATTCTTAAATTTTCACCACTAGTCATTTCTAGTGTGGAAAAATCATCTTTACTAGCGGATTTAATTTGAGGATCTGAATCTAATTTCTTTAGCAGACTATTAAAATGGTATATATTTAAAATCTGAGTTTGAACAAAAGAATCACCGACTTGGACGTTCCCCAAGTCACTCAAATTGATTACCGAACCATTTATAGCGCCCTGTCCAAGATTGAATAGGAACTCCCTATCGGCATAGTCTTCTCTTGTGAATTTTTTTCTCTCTTGTTCTAAAAACGGAACATCTCCTGCACCAAGATACATGGTGTCGTCAACTGAATTAACTAAACCACAAGTGTTTGTTTTGGTGTACTTTGTCCATGACCCTGTCAAAGAGGAATACCTGAATGCTTGAGTTGCTACGGTATCCGTCACTTTACTCACCGTCCAAACGATGTAAGAATTATCAGATTCATATCCCACACCAAATGTGGAGGTTTTAAAGTTTGTGTAATTGGAAGAACCTAATTTCAAAATTTCAGTGTCGATTGGTCGTGACACAATTGATGTACCCGACTCACTAATCACTGTAATTCCCTGCCTAGTCCAAGCATAAATAACATTACCACTAATTGCAACCGAGTCAGGGGCGGTTAAAATACAACTACTATCGAATAGAGCCTCATTAAAGGGGGCTGTAAATCCAGAGAGACGATATAATCCATCTTCTTTAAATACGAACAAGGATTCCCTTAAAGGAATAACACGTAGAATTTCCTTCTCTTCCGATCCAATATCCTGAAAAGATCCAAGGAAAACATTGTTATAAACAGCTTCGGGTATTCCAGCCTTAGAGTAATATAGACGGTTCTTCCTTTTATAGTTATCAGATTTTAAAGAATTTTTAGCATTGACATAGCTAAATGTTCCACCAGGACTAACAGATAATAGTTGATTTTGTATTTTTAAAGTAAGCGAGTCCACATACTTAACTTCAAAAACACCATAAAAAGTAGGATCATTTTGAATATTAAATAAAATAATTTTATCGTTATTCAAAAATCCATGAGCAGAACTAAACACAAGAGTGATATCTGCAAGAGGGGAACCACTATTACCACAAGAGGAACCATTTAAACTCAATATGGAAGGAGTGAATGAGTTACCTAAACCAGCAACATTCGCTGAGACATAAAATGGATCGTCTTTAAAAAAGATTCCCTCTAGGGTGAAGTCGCCCTGTAGTTGTGAGTCGTAGTAACAGTAGACATCTGAAAGAGAATCTTGATTCGATGTTGTTCTATTAATTATCCTGGCCAAACTTTTAATAGTTAGAATAGTTTGTTGCTCTGGTGTTAACAAAGGATTGCTAGGCAGAGCTACTTTTTTAGAGTCGATGTCCTCACCGATCCCATAGGTGGTTATGGAGAATGTAGCAGGGAAAGAAGCACTTCCAACAGGGGGGTCTGCTTCCCCATCAGTAAGATATTTGATGGTTAATATGTTACTGGCCAATGAAGAGGAGAACGCGGATCCAACAGAATTTAGAGCGGCATTTGTTTTTTTCAAAAATTGATCAATACTTGTACCATTGTCTATGTAGATCTCAATAAATTCATCTACATTGGTAACAGTCGGTTGTATAGTTGACCCATCCGAATACCAAAAGCAGTATGTATATTGATTATTGTTATTGTTATTAACGACACTTTGACCAATTGATTGAATCGTGAAATATTTTTCAATAACAGTCGAATTAAGCACACCCGAGCTTGGGGTGGGAGTTATAGTGACAACTTGCTGTTTACCATTCACAAATTCATAAACATTTTGATTGTTACCGGTTTCATCACCAATGAACAGCTTTGGTTTTTGTAGTGGTGTAATAGAATCACGAATCAAGGTTGTTCCTAATAAGGTCATCCCTCGTAATTGCTTCAACTTTGTACTTGCATATATAGCATAGTCAGTAAAAAGACTAATGTCGTGAGCAAATGGAGGATAGTCGTTTGGATCTTGATCCCCAGTCGCACTATTACTGGTGTACAGCTTGAGACTACTATTAAAAGGATCAATTGTTAAAGGTAACTGATCATAGTAGATGATAGTTTGTCTATCGGTTTTTGATGTATAATTTTCTTGAGTTAAAAAGAAATAATCAGTTGGTGGTTCTATTAGTTCTGGATCATCTGTTAATTGTGCTTGAACTATCTCACTGCGATACACTCGATAAAAATAACCTTGAGTTATCCCAATTGGAACAGTAAATTCCAATCTAACCGAAGCTTTAGTGGTAGATGTAAATTCCTTCAATCCGGCCCTTTCTGACAGTACTGAGCCTATTACACCAGATTTTTCTGATTTTAGATTATCAATAATAGCAGTTAAGTAAGACCGTAATGCCGAAACCTGTGATGCTGTACCATTTGGTTCGGTAATAGAAATTTCGACAGGAGGCGTGATTGAACGATACTTATAGCTCTCTATTGTTGAAGTCGCTAAAACGGAAGATTTGATATCCCAAACGCCTATGCTACCAACCACAACTCCGGCAGCGGAAATAATAAAAGTCTCAGTTCCACTCACAGAGATACTGAATGTAGTACCATCTAAAGCAGATTGTCCCGTATTGGTTATGATGATTTCTTGACCATCAGCTAAACCATGTGGCTTATCGGTTGTGATTGTAACCTTACCGCCAGTTGTTGCTGTATTGGATTTAATAAACCCACTGATACCAGCTGAGTTTGCTTCGGAATACTCTCTAGCTGTGAATATTATGTTGTTGGAATTAACTTCTTGTATAATCTGATTGCCATTTAAAAACTCAATATCTACACTATTTGATTTGAAATCTTTTAGGTTAACTAGATCTCCAACCGAAAAATAGTCGGAAGCTGTCGAGGTTGAAAATGTTATTGTAACAATACCCAAGTTAATGGAAACAGATGTTATTTGGAGAGATTCATAAGCAAGCCCAGTGCCATTCCCTGAAGCAAAGACTAAATCTTCATCTACTTTTGTGGCTAATTCAACTATATTTTCTCTTACATAAAATAAACTATCGCTTGAAGGAACAGCCAAATCATCGACATAATCACCGTCGGAGATGAGACTACTAGGACCACCTGAACCGGAATTATTCTTTAAATTATCTAGAGAGGTTAATAGTCTTTGGAAGTCGTTTCTTATTAATTGACCACCTGGGTTTCTAATAACAATACGTTCCGAGGGAGTTCCAAGAAGCTCAACGTTATTTGCGTCTGTATTACCCCAAACTATTTTATATGCAACTGCTTCATTTTCACCAAGAAAAGAGCTTTGGTCTTCTGCTTTGATTATGAGATCACCATTAAGATCTAAAGCCTTAATTGCACCTGCTTGGGTGATATAATTTTCTTCATCCGGGGACGACTCATTTGCAGAAACAAAATCATCTGCAGTAGACGCAGATATTTTTTTAATACCATCAATTGAGGTAAAGTACATATTCCCATTTTGGGCTTGAATACTTTTTATTCTTAGTCCAGGCTTAGTTTCTAAAAAATTACCACCAAATAGGGTGAATTTTACATCACCATTATTTAAAATACCATCTTGAAACTCAATACGGTCGGAATAGTGCCTTAAAATTCTATCCCTATAAACTAAAATTTGTTTAGCTAATTCTTCTTCTGGGATTTCTTCGCCATATAGCTTAAATCCCCTACGCGATTCAACGACATTATCACGTCGAATAATCACGTTGTCGGCTTGGATTAATGAACCGGGGGGTAACTCTAGGGGATTCGGCGAAAAATTTAAACCTAAAGCCTTTAGATTGACTGTAGATGATGCCATTTAACCCTCTTAAGTTCTACGTCTTGGACCCATTTGACCGTAACGTAATAGTGAATGTCTAGCGGTTACTTTTTGTGGAGCACCTTCGACACGATTATCTAATATGGTGCCTTGCCTAACTTCAATCTCTTGTAACTTAGCGTTACTTACTTGTAAGCCCTCTGCGTCGCCTTGGGCTGCAAGTATTCTAGCGGCAGTTCTTTCAGCTAATACATTATGTAAATCTGGTGGGATCTGTGGAATAATACACTCATTAGCTAAACAGACATAATCTCCCACCTGTATGTTTGAAATTGCAGGATCGAAGTTATACCCATTTGAGTAATATGTATATAAATCTGATTTTTTAACTTTAAAGGTGGAACCAGAAACATCTTCAACCACAACATCGTATGTGTAAGTACGGTGTCCGGGTTTTGTTTGCAAAAAATCAACCAGGGTATCTTTTGATAATAGAGAAGTTACCTCTGCATTGGTGATGAATCCAATTAAAGATTCAATTGAAAACGGATCCACGACACCCATTGGCACTGACACAAAAGATGTAGTGACATCTTTATGTGAGAAAATAAGTGTGGTTTGCCCACCAACAACCTGAGTGGCAACAGTTAAATTGTTTATAGAAGCCGAGTCTATTGCTGCTTTCAAATTCGTAGCGGTATCGGTTATCGTACCACCGATTGCAAAATCTAATCCAGCTTCAAATTTATATTCTTTAGGTGAATTGCTTTGGTTATTTAAAGAGATTATTAGCTTATCCCCAGCAACAGGATTGGACGATAGGGTTATATCCTGTGTAAATGCTGTAAAAAACCTAGCTCTACTGTCACGAACTAATTGATTAGGTCTGAGAAAAATGAAGTAATTTAATTTACCTGTCGGATCTCCAACAACGCTAGGAGTTAAAATAACGTCATTGTTTTCTAGGTAAAACTTGTGTATACTTTGATTGGCACCTATACTACCTTGAAAATAAGCTTTGTCGTCTTCGGCTATTCTAGTCATTTCAAAGTAGTTTCCAGAAGCATCAGACCAAAAAAGATCTCTTAACTTCATACCAATTGCGCGATCTGGTATTGGATATCGGCTTATGTTACCAACTAGAGGAGTTTGAACCCGATAGACAAAATACTCTTCATGATATTGCATTACAGCGGGGACTTGACTAATGAACATCTCTTCATTGGCAAACGCAAGAATATCGTCTTCCGTAAAAGTCACTTGACTAATAGGAATTGCGATTTTTCTTTTGACAGCTTCAATGAGCTTATCGCTTGTATACCAAGGAGTGGTGGCCATTACGCCTCCTCGTATTCTTCTTCGGACTCTTCTTCAGTCTTTTGTTTTTTCGCCTTGAGCATGGCTAATTTTTTCTCAAGCATTGCGATTTCTGAATCTTCATCGCCTTCTTCAGTCATTTCTTCTTCTAATTCTTCTTCGCCGTTTGGCATTTCTTCAACAAGCTCTTTTGCTTTATCGAGACCCTTTTCAAGATCTTCTTTACTACCAGCCATCACGGAGACTTTTTTAGCAGCGAGTGCATTCTTAAGACCAGACCCCATTTCTGCGGCCATGTCGTCCTTAAGCTCACTAAGAACGCCCATTTTAGCCTTCTTCTCGACTGGATCGAGTTTTTTCATTTTCTTTTTTTCCAACATTTTCATCATTTTTTCGCGCATCATATATTAATTTAACTCCTAGATTAATAACAAATAAATAGAGATAATTACATTAAGGACTAAACTCCCATAAACCCATTTTGGGATCACCTTAATAATAACTTCTTTTTCTATTTCTTTTAGAACTTCAATTTCTTTTACGACTTCCACCGGAACTTCCACCAATTTTTCTACTTCTTTGGTGACAAGAACTGGCTTATCGACATAAACGACTTCCTTAAGAACCTTTTCAACGATCTTCTCAACCTGTACTTCAACTGGTTTCTCAACCACTTTCTCAACAGGAATCTCCACAATCCGCTCAACTTCTCTAATAACTTCAACTGGAACCTCTACAACGCGTTCGATTTCTTTGATTGTTTCAATTGTTAAAGGGCTAGTTTGTATTTTGGCACCAGCCGGCCCCATTCTAAACTTACCCATTATGTTCTCATGACTATAGAATATGTTACTGTTCCACTGCTAGGTTTTCCAGCTACAGGAACGAGAAGTCTAATTCTTTTTGCTGCAATCCCTATTGTACCGGAGCTACCCTGCTTGGCAGTAGCATCAGTTGAACTTGAGGCAGCAGGAGGTATTTTCCCAGCATAGACTGGAGCTGCTAAATCGTGCCAATTCGAACCTGTTTCCGAACAAGATCCCTGTAAAATGACATAACCACTAGCGACTGGATTCCCACTAATGTTTGTGAATATACAACAAGTTGTGTATCTGGATGCATCGATTGCAATGGAGGTGACATCATTCCCTCCCGCTGAAGAGGCGGTGACTTGGCAAACAGTTTGCGAATCACTATAAGTAGTTACACTATCCCCATCAAATGCATCCAATTCAATGGCGTATTCAACAGAATTAACAATAGAAACACGTTGAGACTCTTCTACCGAGTCATACGCTCCTACTATACACTGATTAGCATCTAACCTTGATTTATTTAAATTAGCCATAAATATCCATTATATAGTTGTTAAACTGTAAATGCTCTAAACCCTAAAATAGCAGGAGAGCCTAAATCTGTTGTGGTATATAAAACTGAACCCGTAGAATCAATTGTAAACGAGATGCCCACCTCATCTCCAATATAATCCTGACTCATTTCCCATAAAAAGCCTTTATATATTCCTCTTAAATTATATTGCGCTACCGATGAGCCTCTGACAATGGACATTTGGACTTCGAAACTACGACACAACAGCATATCGAAATATAAACCCACCACCTCACCAATACTGTCATTGGGTGCGGTAAAATAAGTAACTGGGATGTCACCTACATTAGATGCACTCACTTGCACATACGAAAGATTACCAGATGCGTCACTTACTAACGCTGAGTTACTGAGAGTTGCGACAGAAGGCGGTAAAGTTAGTGTGTAGCTAGCGGAAACAGAAGCGGGTGCTTTTATTTCAACGTGGTCAGTTCCCGGTGAAGCCTCTGTAAATTTAATGGAAGATTCATCATCTAGCGTAATATCACCCGTTAATACCCCACCGGAGAGATCTAATTTCAATGCTAGAGCATCGAATACAGCATTCTGAGAAGGAGCTTTGTCTGTGACATCGTCGATTATTGTATCCTCGACTTTAGAGTCTACATAGTTTTTAGTGGCTGCATCTTGGGGGAAGGTTGGATCCACAACGTCAGTGATTTGGTTTGTCCCCATATTGAGGGCACCAAACATCGCGCGTGAACCACTAGCAAGCAAGTATTGCGTATGGTCATCATTAGCTAATCCACTAAGTAGGCTGTGTGTTGTTGCTTCACCAGCTGGGGTATATAATTGTGTACCTCTAAAATCAACGTAGTCAGCACCGTCGATTGAACGAGTTCTAGCTTTTGTTGGGTTGGTTACAACATTATATGAATCGGCAGTTTCAAATATAACGCTACCGACGGGCACAAATTCAGCAAAAGGTAAACCACTTAACGACGTGATTTCGGTAGAAGCAGCGTTTCTAGCGTCGGTGATATTCCCATACTCAGCTATACCTTGTACACCTACAACCCCATTGTCCTTATCATTTGTCCCAAAAAAATGGACAAGAACGAATGAATTATTCCCAGCTTCAGCTAAACTCCAGGAGGTTCCATCGAAATAGTTGTAAGCAATTCTACCTTCATCTAATCCAACGTATCCAGCAGACCCACTATAAATAAGAGGATAGCTGTCAGCAGCCTTTTTACGCCATAGTGAACCATCCCTATAAAGTATTGGTATTTCATTTTGTTGTGCTATCTCTATTAAGAGATCCTCGTCTCTAATTTTTCCTAAATCAGAAGTAAATTGTGCGTCAGCATCATCATCTCCCGTACCGTCGATTTGAAAATTATCCAAAGCTAGACCAGAAATAAACCTAGCTCCAAAGACAGTGTGGAGGTATGTGTGCGTAGCTCCATCCATCGTAAGGCCGTGACGCTCTTCCGCAAAATAAACGTGTGAATTTGTTTCATTATTCCAATAAACAATAGACACTAACGCATTGTCTGAAAAAATTGAAGGATCAAAAATTGTATTGTCTACTAGAACACCGGATTCGTTGTAGTAGATGTAGTGGTTTCCAGAATCAGTGCTAATCTCAATTGACTCTTCTTCTTTGGTAAATTTTTGACCTTTAATATAAACATCAAAAGTTGTGCCGGTTGGAGTAATAGTTAGAACCCTTCCAACCAAGGAAACGGATGAATCATCCCTGTTAGGGAATCCAGTGGGTTCTTTTGTGACCTGTGAAACTCCCGTAGTGAGGGCATCCACGTAAAACTTTGTCGCGGCGTCTTGTGGATCGACTGGATCGACCACATCCGTTATTTTATTTGTACCCATCGATAGGGGGGAATTTAACGTAGCCTCGTAACCCAGACCGACGAGAAAGTTTAAATTTTTATCAGAACTCAATGTTATAGAAGAATATGAGGAGGGGTCTATTTTTAGATATCCACTGATTGATTCTGTTGAGATATTGTCAACGCCGTACAAGTCCAATCCATCGGGTCCGATGCCTGATGATTTATATTGTTCATCCGTACCGTATTCAACTGCAACTTGGTTAGTGCCTAAATATCCATAGGAATTGTTGTTTGCGGCTGCGTTTTCTTCCGCTACTGTTATCCCAAATTTAGTTAGTTCGGTATATTGGGTCTGGGATGTACTTGTATTGTTATACTCAATTTTAATTGTGTCTGCAGTTTGAGTTGAATTTGATGATTCATTGAGGGTAATAACTTGATTAGATTCAACGCCGGATGAACTAACATTTAATGTTGTTCCAGCCGCATCATCGAATTGGACAGTGTGAGTATCCATGACAAGATCACCTGTCATAGATCGAGAACCATCAAGAGGTAATAAATCAGAGGTTGATTCATCTAGGCTAATACCGTCTGAACCACCATTGAGTATGATAACACCAAGTTGTCCTGGGGCCTTTAATTCCCAAGTATTTCTATCGGAAGAAACTTTAGAATAACCAGTGATAGAACCGTCTTCTTCTACTTCAATTCCAGCGTTTCCCGCTGAATCAACAGCGCCACCATCATTAAGGGTGATTGTTTTATCTTGGACCAATAAGTCGGTGACGTTTTCGTAAAGAGTAGTACCCGCAATTGTAACTGTGCTACCAGAATTGCCAATGTTAATAGTAGTGGCGGTAACACCGATATCTAAAGTACCCGAAGTAGAATCAATTCCATCCTGAGCGTCAATAGATCCTTCAACAATAATATCGTCGGCAAAAGTCTTATTTCCAGAAAAGATTTGGTCTGTTGTAGAAACGGCTCCGGGATTAGTTTCGTCAGCTGGTTGAAGAACTATTTTATCTTTTCTAATTGTTGGATCGGAGTCGTCCACTTCAAGGGAAAGACCATCAACATTAGGGGTATCACCAAATGCACCTATAGACACACCCGTGTCATGCCATTTTTCTGGCGAGCCGCTCCATACGTAGATCTTTCCACTTTCTTGGACAGCTATTGCGTCCCCAATAATATTCCCTGAAATCGGAAGTTCAGCTTCGGTGGGAACAGATCCTTTCCATGTCACTGCACCTGCTGCGGGTATATTAATGAGTCCGCTGAATACTAATGGATTAAAAGATATACCCATTGAGGTCTCCTTAAGCGATTCGTTCCACTGAAGCTAAATCTTGTTTAAGTGCGCTTGTATAAGTTATACGTAATTTATATAAAAGAGTCGTGTTATCGTAGAAAGAATAATCTTCTTCTGTTGCTGAAAAATTCTCTTTTACGATTTTATGTCCAACCTTACCAACAATAAAACCATCAACCGAGAGAGTTGAATTTACATCATTAAATGATCCCTGAATAGCTTGCTCATAATCTAACTTGGTGGGCTTTTTTGTTGTGATTGACATTTTACTTACCTTTTTTCATTGCTGCTTTTGTTTTGGAAAACTTAGATTTACCGGCTTTACTCAATGAAATAGCCACGGCTTGCTTTTGAGGATAGCCCTCTTTAATAAGTTGTTTAATGTTAGAACTTACTGTTTTATCACTACTTCCTTTTTTTAATGGCATATCATCCTCTAGTTCCAAAAACAGCAGCTTTAGTGCGGGGTATTTGAGAATCCCTAATTAGTTTTTTTAAATACTCTTCTTTAATTTTTGCTAATAATTCTTTTTCGGTTTGAACCCCACCATCCAAAGAATTCGAATCTACATCTTTAATTGAGAGAAGTTCTTCTAAAGTCATTATTTAATTCTCTGCTTAATGAGATATTGTCTAGATTCACTTATGGTGCAAATGTCGGCGAGCATGTTTTTGTGCCCTCTGTGTAACCACCTTGCTCTACAAGCATATCCACCATAGAACAAACTTCTTTTTCTTTACCAAGAAGAATAGTAAAATATTCTTTATTCTCTTTTACTTGTGAAGGTATTCCCTGCATAGAAGACATTACCATTTGCATTACTTAGTTTATATTATACGCTCCATAAAGGGAAACGTATTTTTCGCCAGCCCGGTCATACTCACCTTGTAATGCTGCGTAAAAATCACCAAGGGCAGCGTGATCTTGAAAAAACAGCGAGCCCTTCACATTATGATGAGCGGCTTGATAAGCAATCTGAAGCATACGAAGTTGAGCAACTAATTTTAAAAACAATTCTTGTGGATTCATATTTTTAATCTCTTAATTTTTTAACAGTAAAAGTAGAAAGGTTATAAACAGTCCCATCTCCACCAGTAGATCCAATAACTGCTGGCCTTATTTGTACCCCAGCATTTAAATACTTACTTGTTATATGCGTAATAGAAACTCGGTGAAAGTGAAGAGCAGAAGCAGCACTGGACTGACCGGGCATGTTTTCTATAAAGACAGAAATTGGGAAATTCACTGCATTAGCTTGAGGGTCACCAACGTTAGTGGAGACAGTGACACAAAATGTTGCTTCATAATAACCAGCAGATGGCGTCGTGAAAATTCCAGTGGACGGATTGTACGCTCCGGTTGGATCCGCTTCTTCAATATTACATATTGGATAAATGGTATCATCGGCTTGTACAAGGAGATTACCTGCGGTTCTTCTTGCCGAGCACATTGGTATGGCAACGCTTTGTGCTGTTGTAGCAGTTGTAGCAGTAGTGGCTGTTGTAGCGGTGTCGGCTGTATCAGCAGAAGCAGCCTCAGCAACTTTACCAGCTGCGTCAATTGAAAGTTTTTGTTGGTTTTTAACAAATGACATATTAATTCCTATAGAATGTAAAAGTTTGTACCAGAGCCAATAATTGTTAGAGAGGCATTCTGTAATGCTAGAACCTTTGTTGCATCACCGTCAATAACTCCACTTGTTGTTGCAATTGTCACCGCATTTGCACTAGAGTCTACTTTCTTGATGTCAAAATACTTCCCAATGACAGACGCAGGGAGGGTTATTGTTAATGGACCACTTGTTGCATCCACTAGAACAACACTATCAATGTTAGATAGAGTTTTGTTTGTTGTATATGTATTTACTACTCTGTTTATTGTGTATGCCATTGGTTAATCCTTTTAAAATTCTAAACAATGAAAAGCCGCTCGACACGACCAGCCAACCGCATCTCCACTAGTTGATATGATTGCTCTATAGGTGTGAGTACCAGACGGTGGATAATCAAACATAAAATGAGATGAAGTTGGGTGTGCAAACAATCCATCGCCAGCATCCTCGAAATTAGAATAGGCAATACGAACTCCATTTCTATAAAATTCAACAAGCATATCTCTCGGTGGGGAAGAGCTGTTGTACATTGTTCCATCGTTTGTGTTGGCGGTGCCTTGGGATAGAATACCTAAAAAAACTGGCCTATTTCCTGTCACGGTCAATACTAAATCAATTGTTTTGGTTCCAATACCACCGTTGATAGTTTCCCCCATTAAAAAATCACTTTTAACCTTATTAGCGACAGCTAATTTCGCCGTTGTAACTGCCCCTGCCGCTAATTTTGCTGTTGTAATTGAACCGTCTGCTGGTACGGTGGGTGGAACATTAGTTGCGTCTATAATACCAGATGAATTGATTGTTAATTTTTCTTGATTTGGAACGTAGCTCATATATCACCTTAAATTAAAATAAAATCTGATCCATCACCGATTATTGTGAGAGATGAATAAGCAAAATCCAATGTCACAGAAGGATCACCGTCAATTGTTTGAGTTGGATGTAGTATTGTTACAACGTTTGCAGATGTATCTATTTTCTTTATGTCGAAGTATTTACCACTGATCGAATCTGGCAATGTGATTGTTACTGGACCACTTGTTGCATCCACCAAAACAACACTATCGAGATTTGTTATAGTGGTGTTAACGCTGTAGACGTTTAACATTCTATCTGTGGATGATCCCGCACCACCGAGAATAGCCCACTTACCATCTGAGAAGTCGTTTGGGAAAGAAATGCTTGAGGTGTGATCAATCAATGCGACATAGAGGGAGTAGTTGTAAAGCACTACTTGATTGAGGATGTAGCTCTGTCCACTAGCCCATACAGTGGCTAGTTCTTGGCTAGATGTAAAATGTTGTAAGGTTCTGTTAAATGCCATATTGACCTTCTATAAATATTATTTTAAGTTCAGAATTCTTAGCGTTTATAGTTTCTACAGAGGCTTCTATCCCACTATTTGATAGTTGTTCAATTATTTCTTCTTTTGTAAAGGCAGCTTTTAAAGAAGCCCTAAAATCTCCTTTAAACAACTCACCGGCATCCTTAGCGTGGATTTCTATTATTTGATCTATCTTTAAGTCATCTTCTTCCCTGAGTAAATCTAAAATAAAAAATTTACTATTTGGTAAACATGCCTTTTTAAGTGTATTCCACAACACAGTAGGATTTTGCAATTGATGTAGAGTGTTAACACATATGAAAAAATTATATTTTTTTTCTATCTCTGTGTTTTCCTCAATTAAAACTTCTTTTAAGTTAATTTTATCCTCTACATTATTTAATGAGATAACAGCTTTCGCTAATTTATTCATTTCACGAGAAGCTTCGTATGCGTCTATACTTACTAAATTTTGAGAAGATGCGATTTTACTTTCATATTCACAGGTTCCAGAACCAAAGCTGAAAATAGTAAGCTGATTATCTTTAAAATGATGATTTATTTTATTGTAAAAAAAATCAATAAGATTAATTTTATTAAACTTTAAATATTGTAAGCATTGTTCTGGATCATCCATAATTTCTTTTTCTATAAGCCTACTCATTTTTATAATCCTTAATATAATCCATTGTTTTAGTTACATCAGCGTAGTCTTCTAGTATTAATGCGTTTGGACTGAATCTTTTTATAATCTCACGATGCTTAGGCCCGACGGTCCGACCTCTCCATCTCGCAGCTACGGTACTCGGTGTTAAATCTTCATCCCACTTCTGTATTGCTAATAGAAAAAACCCATTTTTTTCAAACTCCACCCTAAATCCCGCGCCGTGTGATTCGTTTTTTCTTAGTACTTCTGACAATAGAATTTTATCATCAACAACCCTAGCCTTAATCACTTCTACACCTGGATGTTCGTGCAATGGAACTAAAGGACTCGGGTGAATTAAATATGTTTCAACTTGAAATTGTTTATGTCTAAAAATACAAACAGCCGTTGCATCGTCTGATAGAAAAACTTCATGATCAATAGGTAATCGAATTGGTAATCCATTGGCCACATACCAATCAGCAAAAGACTCAATGCTCTCCCAATTTTCTGGGATGATAAGAGCATTTAATTCTACTGTTTTTCTTTTTGGTAGGGTTAGCATAATTATAAAATTTATTCTAATTTTTTCATTAATTCTTCTAAATATTCATCATGTAATTTAGAAAGTTCTTCTCTAGATGGAGCTGTTATTTTAACTGTATCATTTTCTATGATTTTTTCTGATATGGTGTGACCTTGTGTAGTGGTTAAGTATAATTCCAAACACGTTGAAACTAGATAATTTTTAGCCGATTCAATGTCGTCAAATTCAACATTCATTCCATTCAAGGGGTTATAAACAATATAAACTTTATCCATTTATAAATTCCTCATTATGTTGGTGAAGTTGGACCCAATAGGGTTCCTTGTGGGGAAAAGGTAATAAAATTTGTACCTTTTACTGAATTACCAGCAGCGCCGCCAGCGCCACCTGCACCAGCTACTGTTGAGGCTGCAGCGCCACCAGCGGAGCCTGGGGATCCACCAAGTCCACCGTTCCCCACCCCAGAGCTAATAGTGGTTTCACCTTCAGCGGTAAAATTCGTTTTTAACACAGTGAATCTACCATTACTGAAGAACAAGGCACCGGTAAGCCCCCACTCTACTTCCTGGTTTATGGGGGGGAGATACTCCGGCCCCCCTCCTTGCCCAGCCCCACCCGCAACTAAAACGTCAATATTGGGGAAGTATGCTCCAGAGATTTGTTTTATTTCACATCTATCATTTCCACCACTACCGCCACCACCTGCAATTGTCCCAAAATTTTCAAGCCTACAAGGGGTTTGAATCAGCAAAGCCGCGCCTCCGGGTAAACCATTTATATTGGTTTGGGAAAATGTAGCAGCGTCATACGTTGCGGGTGAAGTAAACCTATTATACCTAGAAGGAGCACCTCTACCATAGATCGCCCCATAAGTTCTTAGCGTTATTCCCCAAATATAAGAACCGCTTACTGTAATAGCCGCGTTACTAGTTGAACTTGCACTAGCATTTATAACAGTTATTATTGGTCTCGCTACCCCATTCCATCCAAAAAGCAATTGACCGCTGCCAGTACCAGTAACAGCATTTACTACATTAGAAAAAGAAACATCAAATGTCGATGATTTGGATCGGGCTTCAGATATTTTTATCTCAGTATTACTAGATGGATTTGTTTGTGTTTTTAATAGTCTTCTAACATTTAATGTATTTAAAGAGATAGGTGAAGTAGTCGATCTGGATTCAATTTTAGACAGTTCGTTATTTAATTGACTAAAAGAAATAGGTCCAGAAGCAGGGAGAGCCATTATCTGTTCTCCTTTAATCTTTTAACTTCTTCATTTAATTCTTTAACGGCTTGCACCAAAACTCCCACCAAGTTTCCGTATGCAACAGACATATACTCACTATTTTTTTGAACAGCCTGTGGTATAACAGCCTCTACGTTTTGTGCAATTAGACCAATGCTTTGTTTTCCATCTTTTATATATGTAACACCAACTAGTGAATTGACTTTGTCTAAAGCGTTTTCAATGGGTTGCACGTCGTCCTTTAACGCCTCATCGGAAAAGGCAGTGATGTCACCCCCCGCATAGATTGTTGTAGTAACTGTCAGTGAATTTGCAGTTAAATCGCCTGTTGCGTTAATTACTAATTTTTCTTGATTTGACTTATAACTCATATTTCACCTTAAATAATAAAGAAATCGGTTTCGCTACTAGCAATTGTCAATGAATCGTACTGTGCTGTGATAATCTTTGAAGCAGAACCATCGATAGTTCCACTAGAAGTATTGATTGTAATTGCCCCAGCTCCAGTATCAACCTTTTTAATGTTAAAAATCTTACCATTAGTTGGTGAGGGTAACGTTAGCGTGATACCACTTGTACCACCTGTTGCTAAAACAATGTTATTATTATTTGTTAATACCTGTGTTGTGTTAACAGAAGCAACATCAGCATAAACCATTTGGGTAACTTCAGATGTAATTTTAACGGCTGTGGCAGATCCAGCAGCGTTAATCAACATCTTATCAGCAGCAGTAGCTATACCTGCTTGGATAATCCACTGTTCAGCTCCTGACGGTGCAGTTTGCGTGTACGCGCCTGATGGGGCTGTATTGATGAAAACAGGTTCACCCTTTGTAAAAGACGCGCCAGTGATGGTTACTTCACCCGATGTTTGCACTCGAGTTGGTACATTAGTAAGTGCAGAATCAATAACAACACCAATATATTCAATAGAAGCATCTGAGCTAGGGTTTATTTTAAATGCCTTACCGTCAGAGTTTAAATAAACGGCATCGCCTGGACTAAGTGACTCACCAGCAACTACCGAGATTGTGGATGAAGCTCCACCACCAGATCCACCAACGACCATCCACTTTGGATTAGGTAACGTTGCATCATAGATGAGAAACAACGAAGCATTTGGTTCAAGCAGAATATCTTCGCCCGTTCCAGTAACGACTCTATTTTCTGGGGTCGATTCCGCTAAAGATTGATTGGCAATTGTTATATTCGTACCAGTTAGATTAGAGATAACAAGATGTTGCCCATATAACCCAGCTGTGATACCATTGATTGTGGTGCCGGTGCCCGAAGTTAGTCTAACGAAAGACTTAGATACGATAATTGTTGACTCAACAGAAACTTCCTGAACTTGTGTACTCAATTTACCAGAAGTAGCAACATTCGCCATTGTACCAACGGTGGTAACACCCAAATCATCGATTGTCACTTCACCTGTTATTGTTCTTGCAGTTGGAACATTAGAAATACTACCTAAAATAATTTGTGCTGGTGCTAACCCTAAGGTGGACATTACCCCTGTACCGTCATTCACAACAACAGTATTAACTGTTCCAGTTGCTAGTTTAGCACGTGAAATGTTAGCACCGACCTTAATATTAGAATCTTTTATATTGGTGAGGGAATTACCAGTGCCTTCCGCGTCAAATGTTTTGTTGGTAAAACTCTGAGTTGCATCCAATGTGACAATTTCACTAGTGTTTGGAACCAAGTTCCCCGAAACAACCGCACCTGCAGCATCCCTCCGTATAACCTTATTCGCGTCATCCAATGCTGTTTTTAACGAAGATAATCCAACTGAAATAGTGTTATTATCTTCACTGTCTATTGTTTTATTTTCAAGAGTGGCAGTATGTGTCTCAGTGACAATTGCAGATTCAGTGGTTCCATCGTAATAGCGAAGCTTTCCAGCGGCGTCGTCCTTGACTTGTAGGTCGCCCTTTTGTAAATCCTCGGTTAATGTGTCTTTTGGAACAACCCGGATTCCGTCTATAAATTTTCTAAATTGAATAGCCATTAAATCCTCTATGAACTTTGAGATAATGTTTTAGCTGAAAAACTAATTCTTGATGTAGTGTATCCTACTAATGGAGGCGTCTGTAACGTGACCTGCCCACTACTGTCAATATCAAAAATAATCGAACCATCTAAAGCTTGGCGGACATATTCTCTCGACAAATGCCAAATTGAGCCGTCGTATGTAACTGTAATTGTTCCGCTTTCGGAAGTTTTCCCTTCCTCACCACTGTCATCAAAATATAAAGAATAATTAATAAATGCTGCTCTAACCAAAGACGAATCAAACTTTAGATTAATAATTACCCTAGGTTCAGTAAGTGCATCTGCGGGTATATCATAAACTTGTGGTGCAATATCAGTCGAGATACTTGAAGCTAGTAGTGCTTCTTCAACGGACTGTGCGAATTGTATGACAGCTGGAGCCCAATTAGGAGATTCTCCTGTGGATGGAAATTCTATTGGCGTTCCTTTTATCTCTATGACAACACTCATACTTTTATAGTTGTTAAATATGGTTAAAATATATTAATATTACATTGATTATATTAAATAAAAAGGAGGGATGGGGAACACACCCCACCCCTCCCCTAAAGGACCGTTATTATGGACTTGCTACAACATCATCGGAATTTACAATATTGACGATGACGGTATTACGTCCAGGAGCCTGACAGAAGAGAGCTTGGTCGGTATAGAGGCGAAGCTCGTAACCAGCACTATTCTCAAGATCACGGAAGAACTCTTCCCCTTGACCAGGACGCTTGAATGAAATGTCGGAAGAACCAACACGCATCCAATCCTCGAGGCTTAGGAGGAAAGCATGACCTTCTTTAACATAAAGAGATGATTCGATCTCGATTTCTCCACCTTGGGAATGATAGAGGAGTGAGCGAGCGCCGTTCTCCATCTTTGCGGAGGTGTAGCTACCGTCGTAGTCACGAAGAGCAGCTTGATCCGAAAGCATATCCTGCCATGCACGTGGGTTAACAAGAGCAAGAAGTTTTCCTTCTTGACCCTTTTCAACCGCACGAGTGGAAGCCTGTCCTAACTTAGTGAAAGAAAGGGGGGCTCCATCAGCATCATATTCGTTACCCTTGAAAAGGTTATAAGCACTAGCATCGATATTGAAAAGAGTGCCAGTATTGGTGAGGATTTTATGAACTCCAGGGAATTCATTTCCATAAGCACCACGATGATAAATATCATCTCCATCATCACATGTCACAGGACCATCGACTGTGATAGTTCTTGCTGCCATATCGACTTTAGTGACTTTAACCGAAGCCTTTAGCGTAGATCCAAGACGAATTTCAATAGGCATCCCTTCGGCACCTGCCCAAATTCCAGGAGCCCATTCTTGTGCCTTAATTGGTATAACAGTGGCAGCGGTTAAAGCACCATCCACTTTAGCATAACCCATTTGACCATAAAGCATTTCAATCTCAAGCTTTTTGGACATAGAACGAAGCATGTTTGCAACGAGATACTTGGTTGCATCCATGAAAGCCTTTTGTCCACCAAGAGCAGCACGAGATGCAGCTACGTATCCGAGAACGGAACGTAGAACTGCTGGATAACCTTTAACCTGTGCGTCCTTGATCTGACCAGAAACTGGAGTCTGGAGATTAAACGCGTCATCATCAGAACTTGCGAATGTAACCTAGTGTTATCGTAAGGGCTCTTTATCCCCTACTTCTTATAGTTTCCTATAAGGTCAGACTATCTTTTCAATCCCTGTAATTGAGATTGTTGGTGACTCGTGGGATTATTTTATTCCGCTAAAGCGGGTTCAAATCCTAGTCGTTGCGCGTGTTCAGAGGTATTACCCTTAGAACTTCCGCTCTGATTAGCATGGAGAATTAATTCTCTGTAGCTTTCCAAGTTTTTTCACCAATTTATACACGGCATTACTGTTTACCGTGTTCTAGTCCTAAAATAATCATAATGTTACGCCTGTATTGGCTACAGGGGAAGAACCTCTTCGGATTCTTCTCTGTGGCTTTATTTATTCCCACAGTTCAGACTATTGCATCTGTTTTTTTCAAAACAGCCAAATCACTTAGTCGTTCACGGTCCAATGAGTATTTCACTACTAATTCCTCTGTTATTAAACTAATATCAAAAGTGTGCCAATTTGAATTATGCGCCTTTTCAAAATGGCAAGTAGTACATACAGTAATCAAATTCTTTTCATCAAGAAAAGCTTCTGGCTTAATCCAGTAGGGTAGAATATGATGGGCATGCAAATGTCCACCCTTTTTCTTACAATAAAAACAAGTAAACTTGTCCCTATTAAACACAAAACTACGGAGAGGTTTAAATTCCGAAATTTTATAATCTCTAGGTCTTCTAACATATTTACCGTTTTTGTAGTTGGGGTTTCTATCCTTTGTTCTTTTTTTAGCATTATCTGATAATTTGTTTTTAACTTCTTGAGAATGTTTCTTCCCAAAAAAGGGATTATTTTCACCAGTTCTTTGTTTTGCTAAATTAGAAAGATTTTCTTTTTGAAGAGGGGTTCTCTCGTATTTATTGAATTGATTTTTTCTGTATCTAATTTCAGCTGCTACGTTTTGAGTCCTAAGCACTCCTGCTTTTTTTAAAAGCCGCTTCACAGCAGTAGCACTCACGCCATGTTTATGTGCAACCTTATAAGAACTATCTAATTCTAGATAATCACTAATTAAGATTTCAATTTTAATGTCGTCTGCTACTTTTTTCATTGGTTCCGCCTCGTTGTCCTAAAATTAGACTAATATTTTTAGGGTTTCCGAGTCAATCAGATTCGGTTTAAACAGCCCCTTATATTAAGGCTGATGGTAAAGGTTACCAGGTGTCTTATCCTTACTCTGAAATTTGATTTTATTTAGAACCTTAACTCCATCTGGAATAAGTTCTTGGAGCTTGTCTCCATAAGTTTCTTTGAACATTCCGTTCAAACTAACAACAGTATTTGCAGTTGACATATATTATTTACCTTTCTAAAAGTTATTCCTTAACGATATATTTAACAATGACACAATCGTCTTCGCCTAATGGACTAGCGAGATTGTACCCAGGCGCAGCGCCCAAGTTCAATGTGATTGTGGAGCCACTGACAGTGACCCAACCTGGAACGTTGGTCAAAAAGTCATGCCGTATGCCGTATAAGTCCGGTGCTTTTTGAACAAGACTTACCAATCTAACTTCCTCGAGTTCTTCACCGATGTCGATTGTTACGGTAATAGCATCCCCAGCCACAACTTGCGTCATTACTGAACTATCGGATAATTTTAAACAAAGCTCTTGCACTTTGAGTGCAACTGCAAGTACTTTGTCATCTTTTGCTTGATATGACATATATATTCCTATATATAAATTTAATTAGTTAATATTACTACCCTGCGATTCTCTTAGGATATTCCCACTCGGTATTTCCGGTTATGAGAAGTCAAATTTGAATCACCCAATAAAACGTCATTAAACCCCAAAAAAGTCCTTGAAAGAAACTTTTTTTCCAACAGGTTTTTCTTGTTGTTTAACGCCCGTATCTTTTATAGCCTTTGCAGCAGAGACACTAGCTGCCTCTTTTGCTTTAGCTAAATTCTTTTTACGGAAAGAGTTTAAACGCTCTTTTCCTAAAAACTGTTCAAGAGCCTCGTCTGGCATCGCGCCAACTAGAGACTGTAAATCCTTTTTAAGCTCTTCTTTAACGAGAGGAATGACATCTTCAGGAGATACATCATACCCTTCTTGAAGAGCAGCAAGCATATAATCTGCAATCTTTTTAACTACATAAGGTTCTTTAGGAAGTTCAGACTTCTCAAGAGCAGCAGTCATTTGGTTGTCATAACGCTCGTAAGCTTGTTCTTGTAAACGCTCGAATTCTCTGCGCTCAAGTTCGGTTTTTTCACGTTCACGCTCTTCCTTCATTAAACGCAATTCTTCCTCAAGTTGTTCACGTTGAATTTGTTCAGGTGATTTTTGAGCGTTTTCGATTTCTTGTTCGATGATCTGTCGAGCTAGTTCTCGTTCATCGATGTTGAGTTCTTTAAGTAGTTTGCGAGGATTTTTAGTTCCCTCGGTAATCAATTGACGAATTTCTTTTTCTAGTTGCGCGTATTCTTGAGCGCGCTTAGAACCCATGCGAGACATTTGTAGTTGTCTTGTCATGTATTCAACAGCTTCGGGATCATCAGGAATTTCAAATGGGAGTTCTTCTTCAATCTCACGTCCATCGACTTTGAGCTTTAAAGAACGCAAGCGAGCAGCTTCTTTTTTGGCAGCTGCGGTGGCTTGTTCCTGAGATAGTTGTTGGGATTGTTCTTGTGAATCTGATGATTCTAGAGACGACTCAACTGATTCTGTTGAGGTTTCAGGGGAAACGGATTGTACTGATTCTGTGTTATCCATAATAGATTTGCCTTTCATCGCCCTTTCGGGTAGAATTAAGTGAACCGCTCATTGTGAGTAGGTTTCTATTATAGTTGTTAACATTATAGAAAAAGATCATTTTTCTTTCTTAACTGCCTTTTTGAGTTTAGAAAATCTTTTCTTTTTAGAATCAGAGTAAGATTCTTTATAAATAGGTTTTAATGATTGGAATGTATTAGAAGATGACATATATCAATTACTATTCCTCACTAGCAATAACCCTTTTTTTATCCAAATAATCTCTAATATTTCTAAATTTTTTCACATAATCAGAAGAATCTAAATTTTTATCGTCTATAGAGGAAGCTAGTTTATTATGACCTTGATTCCACATATAAGCTGCCTTTTCCATGTCCCCGTTGGATCGAGCTATAACTCTATCGGCAATATCTTCAGCTAAATTTTGTTCCACTCTATCTTGATTTTTTAAAAATTCTGAAAGTTCGTTTGACGACATTTTAGACATCAATGCTTCATCTGGACCATATTGATTTTGCATTTTTCGCCTATTAACAAATTCCTTGGCTGTTTTTGGCATTATACCATATTCACCAATTGCAGCATCCCCTTTATGTATACCGTAATTAATAGTGTCGTGGTTTAAGTTTTTACCACCAGAAGATTCTATTAGACGAATTATATCTAAAAATTTACTTTTATCCACAACCTAATCCTTTAAATTCTTTTTAATCTTAGAAAAACGCACCTTACTTGTCTTATGTCCAACCTTCTTTTTGTCGGAAATAGCTTTTTTACGTTCAGATGGGGATAATTCTGACCAAGTTTTGGGCGTTTCAGATGTCACACGCTTAGATGGCCTACACTTGGGTGTACCCTTAGTGGTGCCAGAACCACATTCATCACCCTTTTGGTTGGTCCATTTTTCAGCAAACCATCTTTTTAGGCTCATTTATAACCACCACCACGAGCTTTATACGTCTTAACAATCCATGCAGATGCATAGGCGGAGGGAAATCTATCGAACTTCTGTTTGGCCTCGGATTTTACACGGGAATACAACGCGGGATCCGTGGGTTTGGCTCCGTCTGACGTACGACCTAGTGTTTTTTTAAGACGTTTAAATTTCGACATATAATTATTCTTTTGCTGGACTTCTTTCGCTGGATTGCGCACCGTTTGTCATCATATTTTTAATTCCCTTGAATCTTCCTCGATGTTTTTCCAACTCAGCCATTTCTTGCTCTTCCGTCGCGGTGTCTGTAGAACGTAGGAGTTCTAGAAAGGGTGCCGCTCTAGAAATAAACTTACCACCAAGTGAAGCTCCACCCTCTATTAAATCAATTAAAGTATTCCCTGCATTTTTTTCTTGAATATCTTTCACTGCCATTCCAGCACTAGTCGCCGCCCCTAAACCCTTTAACCCACGTTCAATCGCTCTTGCCTTTCTATATTCACCAATATTAATATCTCTGACTGGATCGTCGGCTATGTACGTAGTTGAAGGTGCGTCTGATGAGAGCGTAGGTGGTGTTTTTGGTGCGGTGAATTTGGGATTTGATGTTATATTTTCTGTGGTTTTAATTTGATTTAGTGCATTTTTTTTGGCTAATTCTTCTATGTACTGAACATCTTCTGGGTCAGAGGGTGTGCCAACTAATTCCATTAGGGAATTTTTATATTTTTCATACAATTCATTGAATTGTGCTTTTTTTAAAGCGTTTTTTACCTCTTCCGGGGTTACACCAGGTGCCACTTCATTAGAAATTTTAGTTATCTCATCCATTTATCAATATCTCCCGGATTTGTTCGTGTATTATGATCTTTTAGATTTACTGCCCGTACATTTGTTCTTGTTCTTTATGTAATTTTTCTGCGGCGTCTAAGGCTTCTTTTTCAGTTCTATATACACCTAAATGTTGTTTTGTTTTTTTAAAATGATTAATTGCTTCTTGTGGACTAACAACTTGATTACCAATTACTGTCGGGATATTAATTCCTTTACCTTCATCATCTGTAATAGTTATAGTTCTGACTGTACTATAAGAACCATCAGGATTTTTCACTTTTGGTCTTTTAGTTAAATCAATATTACCCGGAGATACTAGCGAAGATAGGGCTGAAATTTTAGCCAATTTTTCCATGTTACCCACTTGATTTTTTTCCGATGCATTTCCAGCGCCTTCTGGAAAGTCTTAGTGGTGAGTTTTTATCCTTTGCTGCGGAAGGGTGCATTTTCATTTGTCCGTAACTTCTCGAGCAATAGGCGTCACCTTTAGATGTCCCAGGACGAATTCTATCGCCCCCATCAGCAGCCTTACCTGCCTGACCATAAGACACTTTACGTGTTCTACCACCAACAGTTTTAACTAACTTAACAAATCTTTTACCTTTTGCAGGTTTAGCCATAATTATCTTCCACCTAACCGATTGGACCCAAGCGAGTAGCTACTCCAGTTCTAGCTGTCACTGTTAGTGTTCCAGTTGTAACTCGCACATACACACGCAATTCCTGCGTTCCATCAAAATCAGCTACAGCCAACGTATTCATTTGAAATGTGAAATTTGATGCGACAGACTGCGTTACTCTTTCGCTTTCTGCTATAATCGTATTCCCTCTATACAAAGCTAAATATGTCAAAGAGTTGTTGGTAACAGAGGATGCGGAACAATTAAACCATATTGCATATTTACCAGCAGCAGGTACAACAACAAAATCCGTTACCGGTACATAAACACTTGAAGATGTTGAGAACGGTGTTAACGATGACGCTGAATAATTTAAAATACCAGCAGCTTGGGCTATTTCTATTGTGAAGGGCGAAAAAACACCTTTAGATGTCGAGTTGTTCTGTAGTATCAACGACGCCACAGATTCTACTGAAATAACACCCAAAGTAGACCCGTCTGAATACTTTAAAACAACAGGCGAACTAGTTCTGTTGTAAATTTCATAATTGGTTCCAGGGGAAATTGTTGTTGCATCTGGTAGAACAACATTAAAACCAGCTGCCACACCTGTTAAAAATTGAATAGTGCTAGATGAATCGTCTAAAGTCAGTGTACCCCCAGTAGTCACGGTTGTATATTGAGGGTTTGTCACTAATATTTTGTTGGATGTTTTATTTATATTAGAAATATCATTATTATTTAAATCTAAATTACCTGCCATTGGGCGGGAACCATCTCTATTTAGATACTGAAGATGATCGTCGTCATCTAATCCAGACAAATTGCCATGATCAAATCCATCAATATCTTGGTAGGTTAATTCAACATTACCCGTTCTTCCCGCAACAGTTAAAACGTCGTCCGTGGTGTCGATTTTTTGCCAGGTCGTGTCGTTGAACATGATCCAGTCGCCTTCCACCCAGTTATTTTCACCATCAACTGAGGTATTACCACCAACAGAAACAATATAATAATCGTTTCTTTTTCCGACGCCACTTAAAATTTCAGGGGAGTTTTGAGAAGCATCCCAAAAACCTTTAAAATCCAGACCGCCTAACTTTTTAATTCGTCTTTGTAAGAATGACATTGAAATTCCTGTTTAAAAAAAATTTTAGATCGAACCGACGTACAAAAGTAAACCAATATTAACAATTAGAGAGCAAAAAAACAGAATTTTATATATTTTTTGTGTTTCTTTAAAATGCTTATGTTCTAAACTTAAGTCAATAAACTCTTTTTTAGGCTTGGATTTATCATTTTTTGATTTAGCTACTATAACAGCCATACCTTTAGTTGTTAAAATATAAAAAAAGGGTAATAACATTACGCTATTACCCTAATTAATATATAATTTATATTATTTTTTTTATTTATCCACAATATAAAGCAACGGGAACTGTATAGCTACCGTCTTCGTATGTGTGTGCAATTGTTGTTGAAAGTACTTTTCCAATGGTTTTAGAGCGAATTATATCATCAGATTGTACTCTAGCGCAACCATCGCCATTAGAGACGAGTAAATCTCCCTTTTTCACTGAGATATTCGGGGCTATTCGGCAATAAAAAACACCAACAGATGCCACTAATATGTCACTATCTTCTTTTTTACCACTATAAACCCCGTAAACAGAGCTAGATTCTTCGGTTACACATACCTTTGCCTTAGGTAATCTATCCTCTATTGGTTCACCAACCCACCCACACATATCATCCAAGGATTCCATAACCGTCCCAACTTTAATTTCATTGAATTCCTCTTGTAATTGGGAAGTGTGTGAGCCACAGAAGTTACTATAAAATACGGTTGAACCGGAAATTTCAATCTGACCATGCTGCGTTCCAGCAGTATTATAAAAGGCAATGAGACTGCTACCATTTGATTGTTCTTTTATCCTTAATGACGCATCAAATTTTACTAAATGATCGGTATTACCGCTTACTGGTGAAATTTTTACTACTTCAGACCAAGAATTAAGATCGGTTTGTCCAAAAACATAAGTGTTTATTAATTTAATTAAAGTTCTATCGTTTACATCATCATAGATAGTATGATCACCGTTGAGTTTTATGTATGAATTAGGTTTAAAATTAATTTCATATGTTTCCAAACCTTGTAAATTATATATATTTTTATAATTAGCATCAACATGGCTTTGAAACCATGTTTTTAGGTAAGGAGTAAGCATAGTTTCAACTATACTCTTACTAACGGCAGCTAGTCCATTACTTGGGTTGGAGTAATTTAAATTAATATGAGAATTTGTGGTTACAGGCCCACTCAAAGTACCACCAGTTACACTCAATTTATCGTTTAATTGGGACTGAATTGAATTAATCTCAGTGTTTAAAGTTGAAACTTCACCTAAAAGTTCATTTTGAACAGTAGAAATTAATTGTTTTGAATGAAGATAACGCAGTTCATCCATCACGGAAGCAGTATTTATTTCTACTTCTAAATAATTGTTTTGGTGAAACAGTGACCCATCGGGCAATCCACTACTAGACGAGGTAATTTCTGCTATTGGGAAAAGCACATCGACAAAAGGTATCTTTACGCCTCCGCCAATGTCTAACCCTGGAGCATAAACAATGTAAAATTTGACTCCCGCATTACCGGCTCCTGACACCATTCCCGAAAAGAATACGGTATTATTTTGATTGGAAACGTAACCCGAAGGAAGGGAGTCTAATAAATTTTGCGTGAGTTGTGAAGTAAATATCTCTTCACTAATACAATATAGTCTACCATCAAGAGGTAAAGGAGCAGCTAATTCAAGCTCAAAATATGTATTATTAACAGCACCGCCTGGGGTAAAATTATTAATTGAAGAAACATATGTAACGGGGGTGGCACCATCTCCATTACCACTAGAGCCACTCAAATCGTCGGTATTATCTATTTTTTTCCATACAGTTCCTGTGAAATAAACCCAGTCATCGACTTTCCAATCTGATTCACCGTCTAATTCAGTTGAACCGCTAACAGAAACAATATAATATCCGTTAACTTGCCCCACCCCAGAAGTCAGTTGGGGTGTGTTTGTTTGTGCATTCCATTCACCTAGATGCTCATTAACGCCCATTTTTCTAGCTAATCTAGTTTTAAATGATGTCATATTTTACCTCTGATAACAGTTGTTAATGAATAAAAAAAGGGATAATGGTAACATCCCATTATCCCTAATTTATACCGTATAATCAATATAATTAAATTTTATGAATTGAAAATGTGGTATTATCTGGACCAGTAAAAATTGCTAGCGATACCCCAGAATTTTGATAAGTAAACAATTCAACATAGTCATTTGTATTTAAATAAACCAAAGCACTACCACCAATTCGACCAAAATCTCCCGTTGGAGATTGAGTTCCACTCATCCATCTAACAAAAGAGGCATTAATTCGATAGCCAACAACTCTTGAACCATTTGAATTTACTGGAAATGCTACTGTGGCATTTATTGAATACCACCCACTAACTGGCGCGACGTATCTATCAGTTGTAAAATTAAAAGCATTATGAGTATCACCAAAATTCAGTGTATCAAATAAAACTTTAGTTACTGCACTACTATTAATTGTTTGACTTGACGAGGGATAAACACTACAAGCAACGGTGGGAAAATTACTAGTGAGATATGTTTTAACTGATGAAACTGAAGGTGCCTTGTCAGTTTCAGTGCCAGACATAGAGTCCACCACTTCTACTAATTCAGAATTATCTATTTTTTTCCATTCAGTTCCATTGAAATAAATCCAATCACCGACACCCCAGGAAGATTCACCGTCGATTAAAGAACTACCGGCAGTCGAGACAACATAATAACCATTAGTTTGACCAACACCAGAAGAAATTGACGGAGAGTTAGATGAAGCGTCCCATTCCCCTAAATAAAGATTAATACCCAATCTATTAGCTAATTTTTGTTTAAAAGTTAACATAAATTACTCCTTTAAAAAAAGGGGCGGGTTGCAATAAACAACCCACCCCAAATTTATTATAAGTTAAAAATTACACACGGCGAGCGTAAGTAACTTTAATCTTATCACCGACAGCTAGTTCTTCGTCGCCACCAGTCATCACGGATCCTGCCCAAGTTAAGCTAGTTACGCCACCAACGACAGAAACAGTGAAGTCTTCATAAAGATGAAGACCAAGACGATCAACGAAAGCACAAATACTGTTAGCTTCAACTTCATAGCCAAGATCGATATAAACAAGATCACCAGAAGTGAGTGTGAATGATTCTTTAGCAAAAACATAGTTATTTGCTTCAAGAGCATCAAGTCTTGTGTCGATTGCAGAGTCCGCAGCTTCACGAGCAGCAGTTTCAGCAGCAAGTGCAGCATCGTTCGAAAGAACATAAGCAGCAAATGCGCTGTCATTTTCAGTGTCAACACTGTTGATCAAGGCAACGATTTCAGCAAAGCTATCTTTATCTGCATCAGCAGCAAGAAGAATTGCATCGATACGTCCTTTTTCGACATCAATATTTGATTGTAAGACGCCTTCGGCTGCTAGAGCACGAGCTTCTTCTGCATCAATATTAGACTGAAGAACTCCCTCAGCAGCAAGTGCTCGGGTTTCTTCGGCATCGATGTTTGACTGAAGGGTCGCTTCAGCTGCAAGTGCTCGAGTTTCTTCTGCAGCAATGTCAGAAGCGAGAACACCTTCAGCAGCTAGAGCACGAGCCTCTTCCGCATCAATATTAGATTGAAGAGTGGCATCACCAGCAATACGAGCAGTTTCTTCTGCTGTAATATTCGACTGGAGGGTCGCTTCAGCGGCCATTGCACGAGATTCTTCAGCGTCAACATCAGCAGTACGATCTAGAACTTCTTGTGCTAAAGCAGCTTCAACTGCATCAATTTCAGATTGAAGAGCAGCATCTGCAGCATCAACATAAGCCTTTGTTACAGCGTCAGCTTCTAAAACATCAAGTCTATCACTAAGAGCATCATCACCAGCAATACGAGCTGTTTCTTCAGCAGAAACAGCAGCAATTCTAGCAGCTTCTTCAGCATCAATGTTATCTTGTAATACTCCTTCAGCAGCAGTCGCACGTGCTACTTCTGCAGCTAAGTCAGAAGTTAGTTGTGCATCAGCAGCTTCACGAGCAGATTGTTCCGCAGAAACCGCAGCAATACGTGCAGCTTCTTCAGCATCAATGTTGTCTTGTAGTAAGCCTTCGGCTGCTAGAGCACGAGCTTCTTCATCGCTGATATCTTGTGATAATGAACTATCAGCAGCTGTGCGAGCTGCAACTTCAGCTGCAAGCGCCGCGTCATTTGAAAGAACATAAGACGCAAATGCTGTGTCATTTTCAGTATCAACTGAGTTAATTAATGCAACAATTTCAGCGAAGCTGTCTTTGTCTGCATCAGAAGCGAGAAGAATCGCATCAATACGACCCTTTTCTACATCGATATTAGACTGAAGAGTTGTTTCAGCAGCAATTGCACGAGCTTCTTCAGCGTCAATTGCATCTTGAAGATCAGACTCAGCAGCTAAAGCACGAGCTTCTTCTGCATCAAC